TCATAACCTGAAGGTCGTAGGTTCAAATCCTACCCCCGCACCCACTACTCTCTGACTCTGAGAGCTGAAGTTAAGAAGAGCGGCGAGGTCACCCTCCACCTGGAGGTCGACCTCGCCGCTTTTTTTGTTTCTGGACACGCTTACCGATTTGATCAGGTCGCGCAGGGCGTCCATCAGTTCCGCGCGGGTGCGGTCGCTGATCGCGTCTTTCAGGGCGGCGTCGTCTGCAGCGATCAGCGCCTGCAGGCGTTCGACCAGTGTGGCGTACCGGGCGGGGGCTGAGGGGTGGAGCTCGGTCACCGGGCTGTCATCCTCGAGCGCGTGCAGCCGCGCCTCCAGCGCCTTGCGGTCGGCCTCGAGCTGGCTGACGCGGGCAAGGGCCGTCTCGGGCGCCTGTCCCTGGGCGAAGGCGTCAACCAGCCGTTCTTCCTGCGCGCGCAGCGCATTGATCTTTTTTGTGAGGTCGATGCGCTCCTGAGCGCCCGTGCTCGCCAGTTCGCGCCGTTTGCGGCGATAGGCTTCCATGCCCAGCCGGATCGCCTCGGGACTGAGCAGGCGGGTTCTAGTCGCGCTCAGCACGCGTTCTTCAATCTCGGGCGCCTTGACGTGGCCAATGCCCGCACATGCGGCCTCGCCCTTGTCCTTGCGCGTGCTGCACGCATAGCGGGGCGGGTTGGCCCCGGCGATCACCAGCGAACCGCCGCAGCCGCCGCACTTGAGCAGGCCGGACAGGGCGCGCTTGGGGCGCGGGGCTTTGGGCGACTGGCTGATCTGGCGCTTCGCTTTGGCTCTGTCGATCGCGTCGCAGAGATCTTCGGGCAGGATTCGCCAGTTCTCCGCCGGTCGGCGGACCCAGTCGCTCTCGGGATTGGCGACCATGCGGGCCTTGCCGCTGACGGGATCTTTCACCTTGCGCTGGCGGTTCCAGATCTGCTCGCCGCGATACATGGGATTCCACAAGATGCCGTTGAGGCGCTTGGGCTGGCCGAAGATCGTGGAGGTTTGCCAGAGTCGCCCGGACGGGCCGGGCACGCCCGCTGCGTTGAGTGCGGCCGCAATGGCCTGGGGCGATAGCCCGGCGACAAAGTCCTCGCAGATCTGGCGCACTATCGCGGCTTCCTCGGCGTCGATCACCAGCTCGCCGGGCTCGCCGCCCGGCTTCTTCTGATAGCCATAGGGCGGAGCGCCGGTATGGCGTCCCTCGGCGACGACGCCTTCGAGCCCGCGCCGGGTCTTGTTCGCGAGATCCTTGAGATAGATCTGGCCGATCATGCCGCGCATGCCGATCTGCATGATGCCGGCGGCGTCATCGCTGATCTCGCCCGCATCGGACGTGATCAGCCGCACGCCAGCGGCGCGCATCTCGCGCGCGATGAGGGCGAGGTCGGCCTGGTCCCGGCTAAGCCGGTCGAGTGATTCCACAGCGACGGCGCTGATCTGACGACTGGCGATGGCCTGGCGGAGGCCGGTCAGGCCGGGGCGGTTGCCCGTCGCGGCGCCCGAAATGGCGGCGTCTGAAAAGACCAGCGCATGGGCGCTGGCGAGGCCCGCCTGATCAAGCGCCCGGCGCGCGAGCCGCAACTGGTCCTCGATGGACTGGTCGCGCTGCAGATCACTGGAATAGCGGGCATAGAGGGCGGGCGTCATGAGAGGACGTCCGTTTCGGCCTCGACGCGGGCCGTGTGCGTGAGGCCATTCCACCGGGTCTCGATGCGCCAGCGGACACAGCTGAGCACGCGCCCGGACGGGTCGCTGAAAGTGAGGCTGTTCGGCCCTTGATAGACATGGCCCTGAGTCGCATCGCCGTCGAGCTGGTCAATCGCGCGGATGGCGGCGGCGTCCTTATAGGGCTGCAGAAAGTCCCTGACCTGCGCCGCCTGTGCGCCAATCTGCTGCGAGAGCAAATCTGCTATCGTCATGATGTGCCCCTGGTCTGTCCTGCTGCTCGAGGGCGCTGGCTGGCGTTGTGATCGGCCTCGGCCAGTCCCTCGAACAGGGCGATGATCATCCGCTTCTCGGCGTCTGACAAGGGTGGGTTGAGCGGGGCGCCCGTCTCCCGCGCACGCGCCGACGCCCGCACGGGCGTGCGGCGGCGGCTGTCGGGGGGGATCGGGGCGCGGCTCATGATCAGGCCGTCCGCCAGGGCAGGGCCGTGCGTATGTCCCGGCCATTGGCGATGGCGAGCAACACGTCCGCATGACAGGGCAGGTGTGACGGGCAGAAGCAGGCGAGGTTCAGGCCGGGCAGTTCGGCGCGGACGCGGTTGGCAAAAGTCCATCCGTCGGTGGTTTCCATGATCCATCGCGCAAAGGCGTCAACCAGCAGGGCGTTACCCTCTAGCTGGGTGTCGCCTTTGACCCATGCCTCGAACTTGATCTCGTTGATGATGAAGTATTGTGCGGCCTCATCACGTTTGGCGAATGGATTCCCAAACGGGCCGGGGCGGGTGACGGCGCGGGCAGCGCGACCATTGAGCGCCTGGCTCGCCGCCTGCAGGTTCCAGCCCTTCGTGCGACACAGCTTGAGGCGCACAGGGCTGCCGCCATGGCCCTCGATGGTCGGGGCGGGCGTCCAGACCGGAGCGTCATCGGGGCCGTCAAAGCTGACCGCGCCGAGGCCATGATCAGCCATTGCGTGTGCCTCGGCGATGGCGAGGTCATCGGGACGGATGAAGTGTTTGCGGGTCCAGCGGGGCATAGCGTCACCCTTAGTTTTCAGATGGACGCGGGCGCTGTTTCGGGACGCGCATCATGGTGAGGATGTAGTCGACGCCGTCGATCTCCGAGACCAGGGACAGAGTCTGCTTATCGAGGATGATGATCTCGGGATCGAGCCGTCCGGATGACAGGGTGTTCAAGGCGCGTGTGGCCTTCACTGCCGGATCCAGCAGCGGGTGATCTGGTTTGCTCATTCCGCAGCGACCGCGAACAGCGGCCCCTCCAGTTCGGGGGTGGATGGGGTGAGGTCGCGCAGTTCGACATTGGCGCGGACCAGCGCCTCGGCGAGTGGCGGGCAGACCGAGTTTCCCGCGCTGCGCACCTGGACCGATTTGGTGAAGCGCACGCCCTCGGCGTCGTGATCGATCTGATAGCTGTCGGGGAAGCCCTGGGCGCGATAGAGCTCGCGCGGGGTGAGCATGCGCATGCCGATATCATGGATGGCCATGGGCTGGCCGTGGATCGTGCAAGTGATCAGCCCGAACCGGTCGCGCGTGGTGACGGTGTGACAGGGCTCCGTCAGCGCCTGACCATCACCCGTGCCGTAGTATTTGCCCATTAAGGCGGCGACCATGGAGAGGTTGCCGCCCTGGGCGGTGAGCGTGCTGGCGGGATCGGTGATGGCGCGCATGCGCCGGTCGCTGCCCTTCATGGTGAGCATGAAGGTTCCGACAATTGCCTGCTGGCTGGCCGTGGTGGTGAGCGTGCTGAGGGGCAGGGTCACGGCCCGCCCTGCATGGCTGTCCATGTTCGCGCCGCCATTGTGCTGGGCCATGAAGGCAGCGACCACGCTGAGCCCGGCCCCGCCGGCCGTCACCGTGTGGGTCGGCTCGTTTGCGGCGGTATAGGGCTTGCCGGCATTGCGCATGGTCATGATGTGCGGCGCGGCGTAAGCGACCTGCACGGCGTCTGGCTCGGCGGGGTGTTTGTACAGGAAGGTGACATTGTCTTCCTCGCCGCAGGCCGGGCATTCGGCGGGCGCGAGCCCGCCCGCCTCGGAGGCGTGCTTGTCATGAAAGACCGCGCCGCATTCCCCGCATCCATAGCGGTTCGGCTTTCCGGCGGGGTGAGGGATCAGATACGCCGCCGCCACGCCCAGAGGCGCCGCGCCGCCGGGGCGCTTGATATGGCTGTTGGCTGTGACGGTGGGCAGGGGCGCGTCGATCTTGCAGCCGAGGCTGTCGGCCCGAAACTTCATCACCGTCGGGGCGATGATGACATTCTGATCCTTCGTGCTGGCGCAGATGGTGTGCAGCGGATCGGTTGCGCTGCGATTGCCGCCGCCTTGCTGGGCGTAGCTGACATAGGGGGTGATCAGGGCATGGGCGTCGCGCGCAGCGGTGACCGTGCGAAAGGGTTCGCCAAGCGCCCAGCCGCGTTGATGGTCGCCGCCATGATTGAGCGTGACGATGAAGGGCTCGGCGGCGTCGATGACATAGCGTTTCACGCCGCGGGCGATGCGGGCCTCGGTCTTTTCCGCCAGAGGGCGGACCAGACGCACGCCCGTGCGCTTGTAATAGTCCTGCGCCTGTTCCTTCGTCAGGAAGATCGAGGGCAGGGGCAGGGACCAGTCGATGATCGAGGCGGCGGTGCGCCAGGGCTGTTTGCGGCCCGCGATCACATCAGGATCGTCGGGCGCGCCATGGGTCGGCTCGGGCCAGACAATGGGCTCGCCGTCGCGGCGGGCGATCACGAACAGGCGCTTGCGGATGGTGGGCGCGCCATAGTCGCAGGCGCGCAGCTCGCGGTGTTCGAGCTTGTAACCGAGCCGTCGCAGCTGGCCCGCCCATTGGTCAAAGGTCTGGCCGCGCCGTTCGGGGCAGGGCTTGCCATCCGCGCTGACCGGCCCCCAATGGCGGAACTCCTCGACATTCTCGAGGATGATCACCCGGGGGCGCGCGCGCCTTGCCCAGAGGACTACGGTCCAGGCCAGATCGCGGATATTGCGTTTGACCGGGCGTCCGCCCTTGGCCTTGGAGAAGTGCTTGCAGTCCGGGCTGGCCCAGAGCAGGCCGACCGGGCCGAAGCGCCGCACCACATCATCGGGATCCACATTCCAGATATTGGAATTGAAATGATAGGTGTCCGGATGGTTTACCCCATGCATGCGGATGGCGTCAGGGTCGTGATTGATCGCCACGTCCGGATGACGCCCGAGCGCCAGAAAGATGCCTATGCTGGCGCCGCCCGCGCCTGCGAAACAGTCGGCGATGATCTCGCGGGTGTGGTGGGTCATGTGGCGGCTCCCGTGGAGGCAACCAGCCTGCAGCGCGCGCCTTTGAGGTACTCGCCGAAGGTGAGGTCAGACAGCGCGTCAGCGATGTCCAGATAATGGCTGTACTTGGCGCAACTGTGGGACTTGCCGGACACGTGGGTGATGAAGCCCTCGAAGGTCACGGCATACAGGCGCCAGGGATCGGCGATGGTCTTGAGGTGTTCTGCGAGCGCCTTCCGTCCAGCATCCGTGACATGAAACATGACGACGCCGCCGCCCTTCGAACCTCTTTCCCAATGAGGGGAGGCGTCGAACTCGGACACTCGTGAGCTGTCAGCATTTAGGGCGTAATAGTCCCGATAGGTGTCCGCCATGGGATCGACCGGGCGACCAAGCGCGTGGTCGATATGGTCAAACCCGGCGTCCTTCAGGGTGCGGTTTACGGTAGGGCTCATGCGCGCCCCCGCTGATCTGCAGCGTGCGCGTTAATGGCGGACGTGATCTCTGCGCCCATCGCCGCAGCCGCCATCACGTCCTCAAGACGGACGGGCAGCTCGGTCGGGGCAGCTGCCCCGTCCCAGCCATCGCGGGCTCGCCCGCTGATGCTCAGGGCAGTGTGGCGCGTATAGCGCCCGGCCTCGGCCAGCACGCGGGTATAGCCCGCCTGATTAGCGCGCCACCATGACCCGTTGACCACGGACCAGATCAGCCAGTTCGCCTCGATCTCCTCGGGGCGGCGCAGGATGCGGATGGCGCGGGCGAAGTTGGGCAGGCGTTGAATCCAGCCGCGCTGTTCGAGCGCGTCGATGATGCGAGCGACGCCGCTTTTCGATCCGAGGCCGATCTCGTCCGCGATCTCCTGAAAACTGGGTGTAATGCCGGTGGCGTCATGGACCCTGATCAGGACGTCCAGCACCTCGCGCTGGCGCGGGGTGAGGGCGAAGGGCGCAGTGCTCATGACGCACCCCCGAGCAGGCTGTCATCCACCCGGCCCGACGCCGCCGCCGCGCGCCAGGCGCGCAGGGTGCGCTCGCCGGCTGGTGTGGCGTAATACTGGACCGAGGCGCCGTCATCGATGGTGCCGACGCACTTCATCAGTCCGGCGCGAACCAGCGCAGAGATCTCCGGCCCCGGCCCGGTCTTGTGATTGGGCAGGACCAGCTTATTGCCTGTGCCGATGCCGCCCTGCGCCGCGAACTTGGGATCGCGGATGCAGCGCGCCAGCGCGGCGAGCTGATCTATGGTGAGACGGCGCGGGCTGGCGCCGTCATCGGGCTGGGCGATGATCTCGCAGGGCGGGCTGGTCGATATGAGGGTCAGCGTCGCTAGCTCGGAGTCCGGGATGATTTGAGGGGGGCGGGGTGCGCTCATGATGAAGCCCCCTTCCGAACCTCAGTCAGGAGGCCGACCGGGCCTGTCTGGCCGGGCACTGACCAATGCGTCGTATTGACGGGATTGTCCTTACCCATGACCGCCCCCTGGATCAGAAGCGTGTCGCTCGGGTCAAAGCCCTCCGCCACATCACAGGCAAATCGGCAGTTCAGCCGCACTTCGAAGTTCGCATCGCTTTTGCCCGCAATGATGCGCTCAGCGCTGATGTTCGCCGCGACCGTGACATGCCCGCCGAGCGGACCCTTCATTGCACATAGCAGGCCCTTGGGGTGATGGCTGATGACAAGCAGGCGGGATTCCCAGACCCGAGGGCCTGTCGGCGTATTCAGCAGCTGTTCAGCGCCTTCCCAGTCGTCATCAAGCCAATCCTCTTCATCTGGAGAGGCTTGTTCACTGAGGATCGCGAGGGCGAGTTGGCGAATGGCGTCCGCCAGATCGCCGGCCCTGACCTGGGCCCAAGGTGTCGTGCCCGGATCAATGTCAGGAAAGACGCGGCGATAATCTGGATAGTGGCCGTCGATGAGCTTGCTGGTCAGCGCCCAGTTCACGCCTTGGATACGGACCAGGGTGCGTCTTGCATCGAGTTGCAGGTCGAGCCGCTCGCCGGGCTGGATCAGACCAAGTAGAGCCTTCACGGCGTCTCTGGTCAGCGTAAACCCGGTTGGATTCACCGCGCCTTCGACTTCACGGTTCAGGGCATGGTCCCAGCCGGTCTCGACGTTATGGTGGGCGAGGGCGAGCTTATGGCCATCGGTGGCGACAATATCCAACTGACCTCCGTCCACGGAGAAGTGGACGCCGTTGAGATAATAGCGGGCCTCTTCCCGGCTGATGCAGCGATGAACGCGCCGCAGGCTCGCGCCCAAATCAATGCCGTTGAGCGGCAGGGGTGAGCGATCATCAGGGAAGTCGATACGCGGATAGTCTTCTGGCGCCTGATCCAGTGGGGTGAACCGCGCCGTGAGACCGCAACAGCTGATCTCGATCTGGTCGGCTATGAACTGGTTATCGACCGTACAGATGCTGAAGTGGACATCATCAGGTTGGCGCAGCTCGCCGCCTGAGAGCGTGTCGAGTAACTGGCGCACGGCATGAAGGGGTAGCAGTGTCGTCAGGGTTTGGCTGGTTGTTGCGGCCAGCGTGTAGCTGATCTCGGTGTCCGTATCTGAGTAGGTCAGCGTCGCCTTGCCCGGTTCGACGGTCATCAGAACGGTCTGCAAAATGGGAGCAAAGCCGCGCGCGTGATGCGTGGTGATCTTGCGGAAGGCGCTGGCCAAGGGCGGCAAGGGGGTTGTGAACAGCGTCTCCATCACACCGCCTCCAGCTTGCTGACGGGGTGGGTGACGTAAGCGCCGCCATCCACATAGCCGGGCGCGACCATGAGGCGCGCGCGGGCGGGTTCGCCCGGGCGGGTTGTGAAGCGCAGCACATAGCCGCGACGCGTGCGTCCGCCGCTGGTGAAGGCGACTAGATCGCCCAGTTTTACGCCGTCGACCTCGACCACGCGGCCCCATTGGCCCTCGCGGATCGCTTCGCCCGGAAGGCTGGGCGGCGGACATGCGTTCTCATTCGCTGCGCGCGGCAGCGTTACGACCTGATGCGTCATGGGTTGGCTCCCGTGTCCCTCTGTCCCGGCCTGCGGGCGGAGCGCGAGGTGGGATCGCGCTCCGCCCCATGGCTATGCCCCGGGGAGTGAGGGGAGGGCCCCGAGACGAGGGGGAGCATTTCGCAAAAAAATGCGAACGTCAATACAAATCGCAAAAAAATGCGAATGCGTGAGCGTGCCGAAAATCTACACTGGAGCGAATTGGCACACTCAAAAGGGGAATTTCACATGCAGAGTGACAGTAGTGGTCCGCTGATTCCCATGGGCGCCCTGGTTATGGTTGGTGGTATTATCTGGCTGGGTGTGGCCTATGCCGCCCCGGCGAGCGTCGCCTATTCACAGACAGTCAATTACGAATTGATGCAGCTGAAGACCCTGCACGCCATAGGGGGCGCGGCCTGCCTGGTGGCTGGTTCTGTATGGGTGGCGGCTGGTATCATGTTGAACAAGTTGGCGCCCAAGCCTGTCACGGCACTGTCCCGCGAAGTCAATCATGACCAGCCGGTCAACCGCATTGATAGCGAAAGCTAGAGTTTCACCTTGTTCTTCTTGACGGTGGCGATCACAGGCATGGCGCGGCGTATGCGCATGTTCTGCATCATGGGCGAGCCGTCCCAGCTGATCAGGTTGAAGGTGCCGGGCTCATAACCGTGCTCTACGTCCTTGAGCAGCATGCCGCCATCTTCCAGCTCGACCATGCAGGTTTCGCCAATGATGGCTTGCAGGTCGATATGATCCCGCTTCTCGCAAAACACCACATCGCCATTCTTCCATGGATACATGGAGCCGCCCCGGATCTCCATGGCGAAGAGCTCGACGTCATCGGTGACGACCGAGGGGTGCTGTACCTGATAGAAACCTTCGTTTTCGCCCATTGCCTCAAATAGCTGGACCGCATTGCCTGCGCCCAGATACCCCTTGACCCACACAAGTCGTCTCGCAAGAGGCGCGCCATAATCAAGGCCATAGAGCGCGTCGACGGTCACGCCGACGGCGGCGGCGAGCTTTCGCTCGGTGTCGCTGCGCATGTTCCGGCTGACGCCCTTCAGGTACATACGCAAGGTTGATTCAGGGATGTCGGCGGCTTTGGCCCAGCCGGAAACACTGAGCCCACGGGTGTCCATAAAGCGCCTGACCGCTTCGCGTTTCTCATCTGAATCGAGCATCTTGGTGTCTCGGTACCACGCAAAATCACGCGATGCGCTCGCAACGTTTTGCGAAGCATCGGTTGACAATTCGCAAAAAAATGCGAATCCTCCGCTCCGATTTCTGGTTAAGCGGAGCGTGTCCTGTGCCTCAGACTTCCCGAATTGAGAGCGCCGTTTCGGCTGTTCATCACCGGCTTCAGTCCGCAGGGCCTTCGCGCTCACGATTGTCGCGCCTGTCTGGCGTCGGGGAGTCGACCCTTCGCAAGATGCAGGAGCCGGGCTGGACGTCGCGGACCTTGCAGAACCTTGCCGCCATCGAAACCGCGCTCGACGCGCTCGACGCGGAGATGGCGGGCGACAGCCCGGTCGCGGACGGGATCGGGGCGCAGGCCGAGGCGACGGGCGAGACGGGCGATATCGGCGCGGGTGAGAGGGCGTGTGCAGGTCATGGCCCCAGCGTCGCGGGAACCGCGACGGCGCGCGATTCAATTCTCGGCCCGCAAATTGGCGATCAATCCGGACAGAAAAGGGTCGCACGATGAGCGCGGACCGCATCACCACTGCCGGGGAGCGGAGCGCGCTGCGGCGTGCTGCGAAACTGGCGCTGAAGCGCCACGGCGCGACCCGGAAAGAGTTCGCCGACGTGTCTGGCTATGACGCCGGGACGTTGAGCCGGTGTCTGAGCGGGCATCAGACCGGGGCGGCGGATCATTGCCTGCCGATTGATCGCGCCGTCGAGTTCGACCGGTTTCTGGATGAGCCGGTACATCTGCGCGCCATGGCGACGCTGCTGCATTGCACGGTGATCCCGCTGCCCGCGATTGACCCGGCGGCGGAAGGGTCGCAAGCGCTCGCCGCCCTGTTCAAGGAGCTGGGCGAGGCCATCGGCAAGGCGGGCGAGGCCCTTGAAGACAATGGGCGGCTTGATGCGGGCGATGACCTGCCCGGCCTGATCACCAGTCTGGATGAGGCGGTGGAAGCCGCCGCCCAGGTGCGCGCGATCGCGCAGGGCCTGCTCGAGCCGGGGGCAGGGCGGTGATGGCGCTTTATGTGGATGATCCCCGACACCCGCTGGGGCGCATGAAGATGTGCCATATGACGGCGGACAGCCTTGAGGAATTGCACGCAGCGGCGGACCGGCTGGGCCTGAAGCGCGCGTGGTTTCAAGGCCCGCCAGCCAGCCGTTTCAATCATTACGACATCAGCCTGTCGCGCCGTCGTCGCGCGGTGGATGAGCTGGACGCGCAAGAGGTCAGCACGCGGGAGATCGTCACGGTCGCCCGCCGGATGACACTGCAAGAAGCCCTGAAAACGCCGAGGGGGAGGTATTGATGAACCGCCGCCCTTCTCGCCCCCTGATCCCGCTGACGCCACGCGGCTGGCGCTGTGTTGCGGCGCTGGCGCTTGGCATCGCCCTGATCGTTCTGGTGCTGTCATGAGCGCCGCCCTGGCCCATGCCCCGCGCGGCTTTGTGCAGCGGTCGGAGTATGACCGCCTGCAACGCGAGCTCGATGAAGCGCGGGAACGACTGGCCTATTTCGAGTCCGAGAGGCGGTTTGAAGAGGATGCGGCGGCGACAGGTCCTGCCGCATGGAAGCTGCGTCCGGGTCTGGCACACATCGTTCGCCACCTTGGAAGCCGGGCGTTGGTGACGCGCGCCTTGCTGATCGACAACTGGCCAGGCGGTCGCGAGCCGAGCCAGCAATCCCTAGACGTGTACATGAGCGAGATCCGGGATCGTCTTGGGCCGTTCGGCATTCGCATCGAGACCGTCCAGGCGATGGGCTGGAAGCTCGATCCTGACACGCGGGCCTTTGTCCGCCGGGCCATGACGGGGGAAGTCGAGAGCGTTTCCTTTGGTCCGCCTGTGGACAGGCCCGGCCTGCCCCGTCGCCGTTCTGATGCAGCGCTCGCCCGTGACATGCTGGAGCGGCTGGACCAGCGGGCCTTGATGACTAGCGATCTGCGGCGCGCCCTGGCGACCTCTGAAAAGTTCTTCGCACCGGTCCGCGACCGTCTGGAAGCGGAGGGGCTGATCGAAATCCGCCGATCGCGGCGGTGCCTGTTTCACACCATCACCGAGGCGGGCCGCGCCCGACTTGCCAACCTGCGAGAGCAGGATGCGCCCGCCGCAGACACGGAGGCGCGCAATGGCTCGTCACACTGATTGGACCGAAGACAGGGTGCGGCGGTTGTACCATTTGCGGGTGTCAGAGCGGGCGTCGTCTGCCGAGACGGCCCGCATTCTGGGGGTCACGCGCTCCATGGTCGAGGCGTTCTGCAGCAATCATTTCATGACCCCGGTGACCGAGCCCGCCCCCCTGTCGGATGTGCTGGAGATCTATCGCCATAGCCGGGGGCAGGGCGGAGCCCCCCGAATGAGTGATGAAGATGAGGCGCGGTTGCGGAGCTTGTGGTCTGCCCCGGGCGCCTGTGTGCGATCGGTCGGCCTGGCCCTGCACTGGCGCCGCGAGCTTCTGATCAAGCGGGCCTTTAGCCTTCGCCTCGGTCCGGTCGGTGACCCCTTGCCCGACACGCCCGCCGCCCGGGCGGCGCTGGATCTGTGCCATCCGCGTGAGTGTCGCAGGCTGGATACCGTTGCGCGTGAATACAAGGTCGCGGCGGGGGATGTTCTGGCCATGGTCAAGCGCATCGCGCCCAAGCATGACGTGGTGATGCGATACGACCGGGACCGCCGCGCCGAGGCCAGCGGCCCGCCCATTGCGGATGGGGCGATCCATGCCCGTCGCCTGCAGGTGTTGCGCGACCGCGCCCGAACGCTGGCGGAGGCCGGGGTGCGATGCCCGCATTCACTGGCGCGGGAGCTGGACCCGTTAGGTGTGAACCGCCTGACGCCTGCCCAGGCGGCGACTTTGGCCGGGTTTGAACCCGCGGGAGGGGCGCATGCGTAGCGCGGGCATGATGACGGTTGAAGCCGTCACGGATCTCGACGCGACAAGCCGCCGGGCGACGGTGCAACGCTATGTGAGCTTTGACGCGCTGTTCATCGCGCTGCGGGCGCAGGCGCGGGATCTGGGCGTGGAGCCGCCGGACGTGACCGTCTGCCCGTGCTGCGGGTGTGAAGGCGGCGGCGTGCGCAGCGTGCGCGCGACCGAGGTCCGCAAATATGTCTGTCCGGGCGAGCCCATGCGCGGCTGCGGTTTTGTCGGCGGGCCGCTCGATTGGGTTATGGCCGGCGGGCTGGGGGTGGGCTTCACCAACCCCGATCAGGCCCGCAAGGCCGTGACCCTGCTGTTCGCCGCCCGGGGATGGATCCCGGACTGGAGCGGGGGCAGCGCATGTTGACCGCCGCGCATATCCGGGCGGCGCTGATGAAGGCGACGGCCCTGCCTCTGGAAGATGAAAAGCGCTTGCAGGAGGTGTTGCTGCCCGAATTCGAGGCGCAGGTGAGCCTGTCCTGTGACGTGGTGCGCGAATACCGCATCGGGCCGGGTTCGATCATCGACTTCGCCTTCATCGGGCGCGATTGGGTGTTCGGACTGGAAGTGAAGACCCGGACGCGCGCCAAGCGGGCCGTGTTGCGTCAGGTCGAGCGCTATGCGCAGACCGGGGTGCTGGATCATCTGTTTGTCCTGACCGCCACGGCGCTCGGCCTGCCACGCCAGCTGGCGGGCATTGGTGTGGATGAGATCAGCCTGGGCGAGGTGCTGCTATGACGGCGCGCGCCTATGGCCGGATCGAGATGAACGCCGAGGGGTCGGGCTTTGTGCTGTCGGATGCGCCCGCCCATGTGATGATCCGACTGAAGGCGGTGTTTCCAGCGCTGCACAAGGCGAGCCGGGGGCCATTTCGCTTTCCTTCCGACAAGATGACGTGCGCAGATCTCGACTGGTTTTTGCGGCGCTATCCCATGGATCTGGGCGACGGCGTAGCGCGCGCCCTTGAGACCGGTGTGGCGATGCTGAAGGCGGATCGAGCCGAGGCCGGCCGGATTCTGTCGCCGAACTGGACGCCGCCTGCGTTCGCAGGGCTAAGGCCCGGTCAGGCCGTGCGGGACGGGCAGGCGCGCAATGTGGAGATCCTGCAGCGGTTCGAGGGGCTTCTGGTTGCGGACCGGGTCGGGGCGGGCAAGACCTATACCGCCGGTGCGGCCATGCTGCGCGAGGGCAATCTGCCCGCCGTGGTCGTGGCCCCCGCGCACCTGTCGCGCCAGTGGGTGGAGGTGCTGCATCGCTTCACCACGCTGACGGCGTGGGAGGTGGAGACGACCAAGCCCTATGACCTGCCGCCGGCGGATGTCTATGTCTTCCGCTATTCCAATATCGGCAAATGGGTCGACGCGTTTGGCCAGTTCACCGATCAGGCCGGGCTGGGCCTTGTGGTGTTTGACGAGATCAGCGAGCTGCGCCACGGCGAAGACACGGTGAAGGGGCGGGCCTGTCTGAACTTCGCCCGCGCCGCCCGGCGACGTTTAGGGCTGGATGCGACGCCGCTTTACAACTGGGGCGTCGAGATCTGGACTGTGATGAAGTATCTGCGCCCCGAAGTGTTCGGCGAGCGCGGGGACTTCCTGCGCGAGTTTGCGCCCAGCGGGCGACTGGAAGACCCGCAGGCCGTTCGCGCCCTGCTGGTGGATGCCCACGCCATGGTGCGGGCCGAGCCGGTGGGCGCCATCCCGGTGAAAAAGTCCATCGTCCACGTCGATCACGATGTGGAGCAACTGGCCAGCGCTGAAGATTGGGCGGCGGAGCTGGCCCGGAAAGCCCGCGAGGGATCGTTTAACGAGCGCGGGCAGGCGGTGCGGGATCTGGACCTGCGCATGCGTCAGCTGACCGGCGTGGCCAAGGCGCGCAGTGTGGCGCGCCTGGCTCGCATGGCGATGTCGGATGGTGAAAAGGTGCTGCTCGCGGGCTGGCATCGCGAGGTCTATGACATCTGGCTGAAGGAGCTGGCCGAGTTCCAGCCCCGGCTCTACACGGGCACGGAATCTCAACGCCAGAAGCGCGAGGCCTTTGAGGATTTCGTGCGCGGCGGCTGCCAGTGCCTGATCATCTCGCTGCGCTCCGGCAAGGGTCTGGACGGCCTGCAAGCGGCGTCGAAGACGGTGATCATCGGCGAGCTGGACTGGTCGCCCGCCACCCATACGCAGGTGATCGGACGCCTCGCCCGGGAAGGGCAGGAGGCCGATGAGGTCCACGCCATCTTCCCGGTTGCTGCGGACGGGTCGGACCCGCCTATGGTCGAGATGACCGGGCTGAAGGCCAGCGAACAGCACGGCGTGCTGGATGGCGATGCGCCGCTGGATGTGAGCACGCGCGACGATGGCAGCCGCGTGCAGGCGCTGGTCAATCGATATCTGACAAAACAAGACGGGAGGGCGGCATGACGGACGTCAAACGCCCGGTGTTGCGATGGCATGGCGGCAAATGGCGGTTGGCCCCTTGGGTGATCCGTCACTTCCCGCCGCACCGGATCTATGTCGAGCCCTTTGGCGGGGCGGGGAGCGTGTTGTTGCGCAAGCCGCGCGCCTATGCCGAGGTCTATAACGATCTCGACGGGGACGTCGTCACCCTGTTCCGTGTGCTGCGCGATGAGGCCCAGGCGGCGAGGCTGATCGAACTGTTAAAGCTGACCCCGTTCTCGCGGGATGAGTTCCTGGCTGCATATGAGCCCACGGAGGATCCTGTGGAGCGGGCGCGGCGACTGGTGGCGCGATGCTTTATGGCGCACGGGACGACAGCCCGCCGCGTCAATCAGACTGGCTTCCGGGCCAAGGCCTATCGCCAGAACCAGACCGGGGCGCAGGACTTCTCGACGCATCCGGACACGCTGGAGGCGGTGGTGGAGCGCCTGCGCGGGGTGTGCATCGAGAATCGCCCCGCCGTGCAGGTGATCGAGCATCAGGACGGGCCGGACACGCTGCACTATTGCGACCCGCCCTATGTGCATCAGACGCGGACGGCGTCGCGTGGTTCGGCCAATGACCGGGCCTATGCTGTCGAGATGAACGATGACGATCATGTGGCGCTGCTCGATTGCCTGAAGGGCTGTCAGGGCCATGTGGTGCTGTCGGGCTATCCCTGCGCCCTCTATGACGACGCCCTGCCGGGCTGGACCCGCGTGGAGCGGGCGGCGCTGGCCGATGGTGCGCGCAAGCGCACCGAGGTGCTGTGGATCAATCCGCGCGCCACAGAGGCGCTGGCGGGCGGATCAGGTGCGCAGATGCCGCTTCCCATGGTTGGGGGTGCGGCATGAACGGGCCACGCCTGTCAGTGACGCCCGCCGGCGCGATCGAGGATGTGATCGCCGGTCACATGCGCGACAGCGATTATCGGGTGCTGTGCGCCCTGGGCACCTTCACGGATCGCCGGGGATGGACCACGCCGACGCGTCAGTCCCGCCTGGCCGCGCGGTGCGGGTTCGGGCGCCAGAAGGTGAATGAGGCGCTGACCGTTCTGGAATGGCTGGGCTGGGTCGAGGTGCGGCGCGCCGAGCGCGCGGACAAGCCTGCGGCTTATCGCGTGCATCTGGATCCGGGTGATGAGCGAGAGCCGGGAGATGCGCCGGACCAGTCGCTGGCGGAGTTCAAAAAATTGCGCCGGGGTGAGCCGTCCGCTGAGGCTGAGGACGGGGCTCAAGATCCCGCCGAAAACGGAGGCGATGAGGGCGCGACCCTGTCGCCCGTGGGCGACACCCCCCCTGTCGCCGGTGGGCGACAAGGCCCTGTCGCCCCAGGGACGACACCCCCTGTCGTCGCTGGGACGACAGCAGGAACGATTCCTTTTAACGAAAAAAAGAAACAAAAAGCGCCGGGTCCGGTCGCTTCGCCGCCGGATGGCGGCGACCGGACCGACGCGGTCGAGCCGAAACCCGCAGCCGACAGCGCCAAGCCCATCCGGTCAAAGACTCGGCGAGAGGGCGGCTCGGGCAAGGGTCGCGGCAAGAGCCGCCTGCGTCAGTTCAAGTCGGGCCCTGCGGAGCGACTGGCCGAGCGTGAGCCTGTGCCAGAACCCGACCTGCCCGAATACGATCATGGCTGCGCCGAGGGCGCGTTTCTGGACGCCATGCTGGGCGGGACGGGACGCAGCAACCGGCATGCGGCCCCCTGGCTGACGCCGGAGGGCGGGTTCCGGTTTCGGATCGTGCGGCATCCGCTCAACGGGGACGGGGTGAAGGGGCTGTATCTGGTGGCCGAGGACCAGGTCGCATTCCGGTCCACATTCACCGGGGCGATGATCCATTTCGGCTTTCCTGACACGGCGCTGGTCATCCCCGCGTTCTGGGAGCGGGCCAAGGCTCGCCTGCGGGATAGGGGCGCATGGCGCAGCGAATATGAACATGTCGGGGCCGATGCCCTGACCGAGACGGCGACAGGCCAACAGCGGGAGACGCGAGCATGAGCGGACAGGGCCGGATGATGGCGAGTGATGAGGCTCGTAAGGCGCTGAAGGAACGCGAGGCCGAACGTCGCGCAGCCATCGCGCGGCGGAAGGCCGAGAACGCCCGGGCGGCGCAGCGCAAGGCCGAACAGGTCTCGGCGCGGCAGGTTGCTATGAAGGCCGAGCCGCTGCCCGACTGGGTGGAGCGGCTGAAGCCCGAGGACCGGGCGCGGATCCGCGATCAGGTCGATGCGGATGAGTTCGCCGCGCGCCGTGACCGGGAGCGTTTGTTCCATCAGGTTAAGGCGGACTTGTCGCGCCGGACCCAGACGGCGGAGCTGGACGTATTCTCGGCGATCGCACGTGGGCTGGTCACCGATGGCAAGCATCTGCGCGCCCTCGCGCCGACCAAGCAGATCGCCGAGCTGGGGCTGGGACGGGGGCGGAACCCTGCCGTCTTGAACCGCAAGCAGCTGGCGGCGGCGTGCGCCTGGCACGACCTCTGGATGGAGAGCCGCTATGGCGCGGCGGCGGTCGATCCCTCGCGCGTCAAGGTCGATGGCGGCGGCGGCGGCGACGCCGAGCTGGGCCTGATCCGCGCGGCGGAGGCGGCGAAGCGGCTCCAGCGCCTGCGCGACGTGGTGGCGCGGGACGGGACGCACGGCAAGACCAAGCTCGAGCTGATGGTGTTCGTGCTGGAAAAAGATCAGCCGCTGCAAAACTACTCGCTGGTCAAAATCCTCAATGTTTCCGGGCGTGACCAGCTGCAGGGGGCTCGTCTCCTGCTGTTGACAGACGCCCTGTCAACGGTCGCGCGTCAACTTGGCTATTGACGTTTCGAACGTTCGGCGGATATACGTTTCAGTCATGAGGCGAAGTTGCGCCGACACAGACGCCCGGGCGGACGACCGCGCCGGGCGTCGTCATGTCTGGCCACCACTAACCCCTTGAAAACCCACGTCCCCAACCCGCCCTCGCGGGTCCTCCTGAGCCCTTTCGACGTATACGGGGCGTCTGAGCGCGGGACTTCACCAGCCACACAAGGTTTTGAGATGGTTGACGTTTCGGGCGCAGTTGACGGTTCAGGGCTCGCATCCCGGCTGCAGATCTATCGATTATCTGAGTTGCGTCCCTATGACCGGAACGCACGGAAGCATTCTAAGCGTCAGATCGAAGTTCTGGCCGAGCAGATCAGGGTCAATGGTTTTAATGCGCCTATTGCTGTTTGGCGCGATGGAATGATTCTGGCGGGCCATGGCCGTGTTGAGGCGGCAAAAAAAGCCGGGCTGACTGAGGTGCCTGGGCTCGACTGTTCGCATCTCACACTTGAGCAGGCCCGAGCTCATATTCTTTCCGACAATCGCATTGCTGAAATGGCGAAATGGGATGATGTGCTGCTAAGGGATGAGCTCGGCGAACTACACGATCTCGGTTTCGATTTCGAGATCACAGGGTTCAATCCCAATGAGCTATCGAAGCTGATTGAGGACTTTGATCTGCCGTCTGAAAAACGGGAGGTTGCGCGGTCAGCCAAGAAGCGTGAGCCGCTTCCGTGGAATGAGGCCTCTTCTGAATTAGATAGGACTCAAGACCCGACGCGCCAGGCAGCAACAGGGCCAGTTGAGGTAAAGACGAAACCCAAGCAGCCGCAGGCGGAGCTTTGGGTTCTGCCCGACCCTGAGTCGCTGGGCGAGCGTAAGATCGCTGATGCCGAAACTGATCCTCTGTTGGGTCCGCTCATCGCTAAGCAGGGGGAGCTTTGGATCATTCCGGCGCACCCCGAGGATCCCGATGGCCCTGCACACAAGCTGATCTGTGGATCTTGTCTGGAAGCGGAAACTGTCACGCGAGTATGCGGGCCCGGCGAGGCCGCGATGCTGCTGACTGATCCGCCATACGGCGTCGATTATGCCGGGAAAGTTCGAGCTCAGAACAAGGCTCTCGGTTTGAAGGGGAATGATACTGAGATTGCTTCGGATGATTTGCCCCTGGAGCAATTGCGAGCGTTCTTGGCTGATGCATTTTCAAATGCATTCACCGCTCTTCGTAAAGGGGGGGCTGTCTGGGCGTTTTCGGCCCCAGGCTCTGATGGTCAACTCGCTGTCATGCTCGGGCTTATGGACGCTGGATTGCCCACCCGCCATGGCTTGTCCTGGGTCAAAAACCAGATGGTCCTTTCACGCGCTGACATCAATTATCGCCATGAGGCGTTACATTACGGATGGAAGCCTGGCGCGGCCCATGTCTGGCACGGCCCAACCAATGAAGAGTCTGTTTGGGAATGCCCCAAGCCGAGGGCATCCAAGGCGCACCCGACCATGAAGCCGGTGGCTTTGTTGGAGCGGGCTTTAAGAAACTCCTCAGTCTCAGGTGATGTCGTGCTCGATCTGTTTGGCGGTTCGGGTTCAATTCTCGAGGCTTGTCATAACCGTGGTCGCTTGGCGCGAATGACCGAGTTGAGCCCGCAATTCGCTAGCGTGATCTTGCGGCGTGCGCGTGTTTGTGGGCTGACGCCGCGCCGCGAAGACGGCGCGTCGATCGAGGATGCAATAAAAAGCTACGATAATGACCAGCCGCACGCCGCCGGGGAGGGCGCGGCGGCGCTGAGCTAGGGAGGCTTCCCTGTGACGAACTCCCCTGCGCCTCGCATCGATCCTGATGCGAAACTGGCGGATGGTTCCCCGGCATACTTTCGCAGCGGTGCGGCTTATGCCGCCGCGCGTATAAATCCAGAGACTGGTCAGTCTTTTACTCGTGCTGCCGCCAGCAAATGGAATAAGGAGGGGCTCCTCGCTTTTGTTCCCGACCCTTTGCGTGACGGAAAAAAGCTCTTAGACGCGGCTGCATCTGACCGCGCACGTGATGAGCACCAGAACCCATTAAAGCGCCTCGCCCCTGCGCCAGGCGCCGCAGAATCTGCCGCTTCCACCGATCCTGTCCCGGGTGAAGCGGCGGCGTCATCCGCTGCGCCGACGGAACAGCCCCTCTCGTCGGATGCGGCGGATGACAATTTTTCCGGAGATGCGCGGCCCAGGCGTGATCAGACTCAAGAAACAGTTGGACGTGCGAAGGCGCACGCCGCCGTTATCGATGTTCGGTTGAAAGAGCTTGCATACAAGGAGAAGCTCGGCCAGCTCGTTCCGGTGTCTGAAATTCGCTATCGGGAAACAGCCCGCATGGGCGCTCTGCGGGACTCCTTGGTCCAGCTCGCCAGTCTGGTTGCGGAAGAGGCGAATCCAGATGATCCGGGCCGGGCGCGCAAGGCGATCATGGCGGGCGTTAATCAGGTTCTGAACCAACACATTGCCGAAGCGCGGACCGAACTAGCCGAAGCTGCCAGTCAGGCCCTGCAAGCGGCTGAGGAGCGCGCCGCCGAGCGTGTCGCCGCTCATGCCTGACGGGTCATCGCCTCAGTCTGAGTTCACGCCGGATCCCGCTTTCGCGTCTGATCCGGCCTATGTGTTCACGATGAACGCCCTGGCGGTCGAGGCTGCGGCGCTTGATGCCCTTGCGCCTCCGCCGCCCTTTGATCCGGGCAGCTGGGCCGAGGCGCATATCCGCTTTCCGGAAGGCTCGCCCAAACCCGGTCCGTATCGTCATACGACTGCGCCGTTCCTGGTTGAGCCGCTGGCGCGGTTGAGTCCCGAGGATCCTTGTCAGGATGTGGTGATGATCAAGTGCGCCCAGTCAGGCGGCACGGTCACTGCCGATTTGTTCCTCGCAGGCGTCCTGTCCAATCTTCGCGCGCCCGCCATGATGATCCAGCCGACACTGGGACAGGCCAAACAATGGGCGGAGAACAAGTTCTGGCCCATCATCGAGGCCAGCCCTGCGTTGGGCGGGGATGCGGAGCAGGGCATTATCGGCTCGGTCCTGCCACGGTCGGCCCGGACCGAGGGCGGATCGACCGGGCTCAAGATCCGCTTCATGAACGGCTCCTATCTGATGCTGGCCGGGGCCGAAAGCCCCAACACCCTGCGCCAGCACACGGTCCGATTCCTGATCCGCGATGACATTTCGGGCTGGGAGGAAGACGCCGGCGGCGAGGGTCATCCCATCGCCATCTCCGACAAGCGGGTCGATCTGAATTACGCGCTGGGCCTCGCAAAGAAGTTCGACATTTCCACACCGCTGATCCTGCGCGGTTGCGTGATCACCGCCAAATATGAGGCCAGTTCCAGGGGCCGCTGGTATATGGGCTGCGTCCATTGCGAGGCGCGTTTCGATCTGCGGATCGAGGACATGCAGATCGCCGAGAACGGCCCGCCCTGGAATGTCCGCTATGACTGTCCGGCCTGCGGGTGCGAGCATACCCACGCTGACAAGCGCGCCATGAATGCGCGCGGGATCTGGATCCACACCCGCGAGATCGACGGCGTCAAACCGCCCCGTGTGATCGCGACCGAGGAAGAGGCGCAACGCTGGCTCACCCGCGATCTGGGCGTTTACGCCATGCGTCCGGGCTTCTGGATCACCGGCGAGATGAACCCCTTCCTCACATGGGAGATGCTGGCCCAGAAACAGGCCGACGCGAAGGGCGACCCCAAGGCCGAGATGGTCTTCATCAATCTCGATCTGGGCCGCCCGTATGAGGTCGAAACCCTCACCCCCGATTGGGAAAAGCTCTACGCCCGCCGCACGACCGAGTTCTCCAAGGGCGAGGGCGCCTGGGGCCCGCTGGTCTTCACGCTGACGGTCGATGTGCAGCGCGACGGGCTCTATTACCTGATCAAGGGATACGACGCGGAAGAGCGCGGCTGGTATCTCGACTGGGGCTTTCTGGCCGGTGAAACGGCGGAAGCCTTCAAGGGCGCCTGGCCCAAGCTCGATGTGGTCGCCCAGCGGGGCGCGCCCTTGCCCGGCGGCGCCCAGATCCGGTTTGACGGCATCGGCGTCGATGGCCGCTATAACACCGATGCGGTGCATAAATGGGTCGCCCGCAATCATCATTTGGGCGCCAAGGTGCTGGTGGGCGATCCGGGCTGGACCAAGCCGCTGATCGCCCGCACCGAACAGAAAGAGGTCGGCAAGACCGGCAAGAAGAAAAAGTACGGGCTCAAGGTCTGGCACACCGGCACCTGGCCGGCGAAACAGATCCTCGTCACCCGATACGCCCGCACGCTCGACAAGATCGGCGAAGCGGGCCCGCCGCCGGGCTTCTGTTTCTTCCCGGGCGAGGCGGAAGAGGCGCTGTTCCAGCAGCTCACCTCTGAATACCTCAAGGAAGAACGCTCTAAATCCACCGGCTATGTGCGCCAGATCTGGGTGGCGCGCGGCGATAACCACTGGTTTGACACCGATGTGCAATCGGTCTGTCTGCTCGAACATATCGGCGCGCGTCGGGGTCGGCGCGGCTCCTGGTCCGATCAGCAATGGGAAGATCGCCGGGCCGATATCGAGGCGCTGATCGAGGCTGCGCGCGGGGATCAGGATGACCTGTTCGACCGCCCCTCCATCGGGCCCGCGCCGAAGGCGGATGTGCCCGGTAGCGAGAGCAAACGCGAGTCCGTCATGGCGCGTCTGGGGCGGTTGAACTCGGGCTAGCGTCTCTGCAGTTCTCGCCGGATCTCATCGACGAGCGTGTCGGCATCAGGTGCAACTGAAATGACAGTCTGACAGCTTGGGCAGGAGAACAGCATGTACGTGCCTCCGGCTGAATGAAACCGCGTGAAAACAGGCTGACCGATCACGTTTGAACACTTGGCGCACTTGGCCATGTCGAACTCCATTTCTCGAATCTATGACGAGGAGAATCGCCTATGGCGCGAACAGTCGCAGAGATCGAGGCTGATCTCCAGAAATACCGCGCGCGCCTGGATGAGGTGCTGGACCCGGCCCGCGCCGACCGTCTCAAGCATGGCGACCGCGAGATCGGCCGTGGATCCGGCAAGGATCTGGAACAGTCGATCCGCAACCAGATCAGCCTGCTCGAGCGCGAACTTGCCCGCGCTCTGGGCCGTCGCGGTCCGAACCGTCCTGTGGGGGTCTGATCATGTCCAACGCCATTGCCCGCCAGCGCGTGCGCAAGCGCCGCGCTGACGCCTCCGCGCGCCCGGCGCCCAAAGCCGACAGCCTGATGGTCAATCGCAGGCCGAGCCGCGCCCATGCGGCGGGCGATCCGTTCGACACCCAGTTTGCCGGATCCTTCAATTCGCACGGCTCCAGCGATGCCGACTGGCTGGGCGACCGGCTCACCGCTATCGCCCGGATCCGCGATGTCATCCGCAATGAACCGCTCGCCGCCTCGGGGGTGGAGCAAAAGCTGTCCCTGCTGGTGGGCGAGGGCTGGCAGTTCCAGTCCGCCCCCGATGCCGATGTGTTCGATCTCGATCCCGCATCCGAAGAGTACGAGGCGCTCGCCCGCTCGATTGAAAAGGCGTGGCGGCGCTGGGCGTCTGATCCGCTGGCCCGCAATGACTGGGAAGAGCGCCTGCCCTGGGATCTGCAGCTCGACCTGCTGGCCCGCAACTATATCGGGGCCGAAGGCGAGGGTTTGGCTCTGGTCCTGTTCGACGCCGAGTCCGAAACCTTCGGCACGCGGCTTCAGGTGGTCGATCCCGACCGTCTGGCCCAGCCTGCGGGCTGGCCCGATGGCGCGGGCGGCGAGATCGAGATCGAGGGGCAGGGCGGCGCAACCTATACGGCGCAGGCGTCCGATTGCCGGGCGGGCATTGCCCGGGATGAGCGGGGCCGCCCCATCGCCTATCACATCCTCGACGCGCACCCTCATGATATTGGCCTTGCCGGCGTCATGGGCCAGTTCGCCGGCCGCTGGTATCCGGTGCGCACGCCGGGCTTTGAAACCGACACCCGCCCCTGCGTCCTGCATGTCATGAAGCAACGCCGGGCCGGTCAGTCGCGCGGCATTTCCGACTTTGTCGCGGCGCTCGGCGCCTATGCCGCCTTCCGCGATATGGGCGAGGCTGAACGCCGCGCCCGCATCATCAACGCCCTGGTCGTGGCGCAATACACCAGCGCCATGTCCGACCCCGAGGCGTTGGCCGAGATTCTCGGCACGGAAAACGCCGACGGCGTCCTCGCCAACCGGGTCCAGTATTACGAAGAGTATGGCGTCGGCACCGTGGCGGGCTCGCGCGTCATCCAGCCCTATCCGGGCGACAAGCTTGAATGGAACTCCGAAACCCGCTCGGCCAATGAATGGGTGGACGCTATGTCCTTCCTGGCGTTGCAGGCGGGCATGCCGCTGGGGCTGGGCTATTCCATGGCCACGCGGGACTTTTCGCGCACCACCTTCAGCTCGGCCCGCACCGAGATCAATGACGCCTTTCGCGCCATCAAGCGCGAGCGCTCGGTCATCCGCCTGCATGCGGTGCGTCCGCTCCGCCTCGCCGTCCTGCAAGAGGCCTATGACAGGGGCGAGTTGGCGGTCCCGCCCGGCGCCCCGTCCATCTGGGACGCCCCCGCCGCCTATATCGCGGGGCAGGATATCGGCCCGGGCCGCGAATATGTGGACCCGGTGAAAGAGGCGACGGGCGACCGCATGGAAGTCGAGAACCTCTCCGCTGCCCCGTCCGACATCGCCGCCCGCCGCGGCCAGAACTTCGACGATGTGGTCGCCCGCTCCGCCCGCGACAATCGCGCCATCCAACGCGCCGGGCTCCAGCTGGGCGATATCGGAACCATGGCCGCTGCGGCCTCGGGCCGGGATGAGGAAGAGCCGCCGCGGCAGGGCCGCTAGTTTTTACTGATCCTCGGGGCGTCCGCCCCTGCGGTTCCGGCCATAGGGCCGGGCGGGCGTCCGCCCTTGCGGGTCGCTATCGCGCCCCGGTTTTCCTGATCTAACGCCTCGGCGGGCATCGCCCGCCGCAAGCGCGACCGCGCGCCCGCGCCCATGCGCGGAACCGACCGAGCGGACGCGAGGAAGGACTTACAAAAATGCCCCAATCTCTCCGCTTGCCGAGCGGGCCGCAGCGCCTTGCGCTGGCCTCCGGCCATGACACGGCCCTGATGCACCCGGACTTCGCCCCCCAGGCGCGGCGCGCGGATATCGAGCCCGGCCTGATCTCGCGTCTGGCGCAGGGCTCGGCGGACATGCTCGAAGCCCTGACCGATGCGGTCCGTCCGCAGGCGGAGCGTGATGACTGGGCGCCGGAGATCCCCGAATGGGCCGAGGGTGGAGAGCGCACCCGGTCCGGCTTCACCCTGATCGACAATGTCGCCCTGATCGAGATCACCGGTGTTCTGATGTCGCGCGGTTTCGAGGGGTGGTTCTCGGGCTGCTACTGGCCCGGCTACCGCGATTACGTAGCGGCGGTGCGCGCCGCCAATGAGGATGAGCGCGTGGACGCCATCCTGCTGCGCTTTGATACGCCCGGCGGCTATGTGGCCGGCTGCGCCGAGGCGGCGCAGGCCCTGCGTGCCATGAACCAGTCCAATGGCGGCAAGCCGTTAATCGGTCATGCGGATGAGCTGTGCGCCTCGGCGGGCATGAAACTCGCCGCCCAGTGTGACGGGCTTTACGCCAGCGACGGCGCGATGGTCGGCTCGGTCGGCGTCCGGATCGGGTTTTTCGATTTCGAGGGCGCCCTCGAACGGTGGGGCGAGCGCTCGCACCTCTATAAATCCGGACGCCTGAAGGATATGGGCTCGCCCCTGCGTGCGCCCACCGATGAAGAATCCGCGATCTATCAGGCCGAGGTCGATCATCTGGCCGATCGCTTCTATGTCGAACTCGCCCTTGGTCGCGGGCTGGATCTCGAGGCCGTCCGCGAGTCTCGCGGCTGGGAGGCGCGCACCTTCACGGCAGGCGATCCGCCGCCGCCGGCGGAACTCGATCCGCTGGCCGTCGATCTGATCGACGGCGTCATGGCCGAGCAGGACGCCTTCGCCATCGCGCAATCCCTCGCGGGAACGCCCGCTGCGGTCAATCCGCCCAATCCCGTATCCGTCAGCGCCGCGGCCAGCCGCGCGGCGTCCTGCGATGAGGCCGAACAGGGCCGCTCTGTTCCCGCGGCTGGTCAGATGGAGACCCCCATGTCCCTCAAAGCGAAGATGGCCGCACTGGTGGCCAAGGCCTCGGGCGGCGACGCCAACGCCCAGGCCGAACTCGATGACATCCGCAGCCTGATCGCTGCCAGCGCCGAAACCGAAGACGACGCCGACGCCATGGACGGTGAAGACGAAGACGCCGCCAACGGTAAAGGCGAGGGCGAAGACGACGCCGAAGCGACTGACGGCGAGGATGATGATACCGCCAACGCCGAAGGCGAAGACGATGACGCCGCCGACGCTGAGGATGGCGAGGATGACGATGCGGAAGCCCGCGCCGACAAGATCCTCAACGCGCCCGAGGCCAAGGGCCGTGAAGCCCTGGCCGGCAAGCTCGCCGTCAAGGTGGCCGGCGGCAAGCTCACCCCCGCCGAAGCCCTCGACATGCTGAAAACCTCGCCCAAGGGCGAGAGCGACTTCCGCAAATCCGCCAGCGCCTACACGCCGAAAGGTGCGAAGCCGGGCTCGGGTGCAGGCTCCGGTGCGCCGAAAGGGTCGGGCGCGGATGCGCTGCTGTCTCAGGCGCACAAGAGCCTGTCCGCCTTCAGGAACTAGCGGGCGGTTTCGCCTGCTCGGCCCTCGCGGGGGCGGCCATAAAGGCCCTCGCACCCACCATCACGAAAGGAAGAGGGAACAATGTCTCTCATGGTGTCTACCGGGGCTGAGCCGAAAGCCCCCTCTGATGTGGTCAAGTATGAAACCCATCAGTCCTTCACCCGCACGTCCGGCCTGTTCAAGGCAGGATCCGGCGCGGCGGTGTCCATCGCCCTGGGGCTGATCCTCGGCCTGTCCGGCGCCCTGTCCATCGCTGGTGCGGCGGATGACGGCATTACCGGAAATGGCGCGATTTCCGGCGTCGCTCTGGGAGCCAAGGCCCAGCCGGGCGTCTACAGTGTTGAAGCAATCTCGGCGGGCACGAACACGGCCACCTTTGCGGTGTTTGATCCGTCGGGCAATCGTCTGGCCGATGCGGTCACGGGCACGCCCTATGACAATGGCCAGATCGCCTTCGCCATCGCGGACGGCGCGACCGACTTTGTGGTCGGCGACAGCTTTTCGATCACCGTGACCGAGACCAACGCAGGCAAGTATGTCCCGCTCGATCTCAGTGCGGTCGATGGCGCCCAGACGGTGGCCGGCATCGCCCTGGCTGATCTGACCGTGCCCGATGGCGCGGATGCGCCCGGGCTGGTGCTGGTGAACGGCCCGGCTTTCGTGCTGCGCAAGCACCTGACCTATCCCGATGGCGCCAGCGCTGCCCAGAAAGCCGCCATCGATGCGGCGCTTCTGGCGCGTCAGATCAAGGTCGTGGACGCGGTCTGATCTGAGCAGGGCGGCGCGCCGCCCTGATCTCTTCTCAATCCCTCACGGCGCCACTGCGGCGCTGTCTTCACATGGATACGGCGCCGCAGCGCGACGCCGTCAGGGAGCCCCCTATGCCTAAGTTCAATTTTCCGTATTCCGCCCGCTCCATGACCATGGAGGTGCGCAAGCACCCCTTGCGTTATGGTCTCGTTTCGTCACTGAACATCTTCCCGCTGGAGCCGATTGACTCCACCTTCGTGCAGGTCACCGAAGACAATGGCGTCCTGCAGGTTCTGGCCGCCAAGGAGCGCGGCGCGCCCGGCCAGAAGTCTGACAACGGACGGCAGAATCTGAAGATCTTCCAGGTGCCGCACTTCCCGGTCGAGGATCAGATCCTGGCCAGTGATCTGCAGGACCGCATGATTGTGGTGGAGGGCCGGGAAGTCCGCGCGAACCTGCCCATGGAGCTGGCCAAAAAGCAGCGCACGATCGCACGAAAGCACGCCATCACGGCGGAGTATCTGCGGGTTCAGGCGCTCAAGGGCATCATCAAGGATGGTGACGGCACGACTTTGTCCAACCTCTACACCGATTTCGGCGTCAGCCAGCATGTCGTCTATTTCGACCTCGACAATGAAGAGGCCGATATCCGCGGCGCGGATGAAGCGCTGCGGGGCTATATCGAGGACAACCTTCTGGGCGAAACTCTGGCCGAAGTCGAAGTGCTCGTCTCGCCGGAATTCTTCGGCAAGTTCGTCGAGCATCCGAAAGTGAAGGCGCTTTATGAAGCGCAGGACAAGCGTGAGCTGCGGGACTTGCCTCGCTATACTGAAGCGGGTGCGACTGGGCGCATGTTTAACCCGTTCGGCCCGGTCACCTATGTTGAATATCGCGGCTCGGCCCCGACCAAATCCGGCTCTGAGCGCTTCATTGCTGCGGGCGAGGGCCATGCCTACCCCGTGGGCACCTCTGAAACCTTCGCCACGTTTGCCGCCCCGGCGGACACCCTGTCCGAACTCAATGATCTGCCGACGATCATCGACATGGATCTGGGAGATAATGCGGGTCGCTTCGCCTTGCCGATCTTCATGTCCGCCGAGCTGATGAAGCACGGCAAGGGCGTGGAGCTGTGGTCGGAATCCAACTTCCTGCCGCTCTGCAAACAGCCCAAGGTCCTGGTCAAGGTCAGCGCCTCCGCCGATCCGGGCTAACCCGACCTCCCCAGCCTGATCAGCTCCCGGGTGCGCCCGGGGGCTGATCGCCTTTTCCCGTTCCTTGGCCCGTCCGGGCCTGCGGTCCTCGCTTCGCTGCGGGCGCGCGGTTGCGCTTGCGGCGGACTTCGCCCGCCGTCGGGTGATCACTCACACCGGGGCGCGCCAGCGACCCGAAAGGGCGAACGCCCGCCCGGCCCAATGGCCGGAACCGCAGGCCCGGACGGGCCGAGGAGGGTGTCATAACTTCCTTCGATCAAGCCTTCGAAACCGCCTTCGGCGACGCCTCGGGCGCGACCTTCGGCGAGCCGATGGACTATGCCGGGCCGGGCGGGAGCCCTGTGGTGCTGGCGGTTCCGGTGATCCTCGATGACACGACCGAGCCGCTCAATGCGGGCGAGTTCGGCTCGATGCGCGCGGCGCGCCGCACCGGCACGGCCTTCCGCAAGGCCTTCCTCGCCGCCGGCGTCGAGCCCGTGAAGGGCGGAACCTTCACCCGGTCCTCGGGTGCAGTCCTGACCTTGTCCGAAGCCCCCACCGGCCCCGACAGTGTCGGCCAGTACACCTTCGATTTTGGCGCGTGATCTCTCACGCCGGGCCGCGCAAGCGGCTCGCAAGCGCGACCGCGCGCCCGCAGCGAAGCGAGGACCGCAGGCCGGAGGCCGAGGAAACAAGACTCGCGGAACCGCAGGCCCGGACGGGCCGAGGAACAAGAAAAAGGTTCACACCATGCTGCGCCGCTTCCTCTCGCGTCTCGGGCGCGATCCTGATTTCATCATCGGCACCAAAGCTGATCCCTATATCCGCCGCTGGTGGATCCTGCCCCGCAATCGCTGGTTCAATATCTATCTGCACAACATCCTGCGCAGTGATGATGACCGGGCGCTGCACGATCATCCCTGGTGGAATGTCTCAATCGTGCTGAAGGGCGGGTATGTCGAGGTGCTGCCCGGCCCGGGCGGCGTAACGGATCCCGATACCTTCCGACGGATATGGCGCAGACCGGGTTCTGTTCTCGCCCGCCGGGCGGGCGCTGCGCATCGGCTCGAGATCCACGACCGTTCGGCCTGGACCCTGTTCATCACCGGCCCGCGCATCCGCGAGTGGGGCTTCTACTGCCCCAGGGGCTGGGTGTTCTGGAAACGCTTTGTCGCCAGCGATAACCCCGGCGCGATCGGTCGCGGTTGCGGAGAGGATTAGAGCCTCGGCGGATTTATCCGCCGCAAGGGCGACCGCCCGCCCGCGCTCGTGCGCGGAACCGCAGGCCCGGACGGGCCGAGGAACCAGAATCATGTACCTCAACTCCACAGCCTTCGGAATCGACGTCTCGGTCACCGAGGCGCTCGCCGCCGATATCGACGCCACGGTCGAGGAACTGGCCGAAGCGGCGATGGCGGCGGCGGACGCGGTCGCGGACTGGGGCAAGTCCCAGTTACGGGCCGACACTGCACCGGCTCTGGGTGACCGGGTGTCCAAGGCGTGGCGGTCGCGGGTCTTCCCCCGGCGGGGCGCATCCCTGACGCCGACCATCAGCTGGTGGAGCAATGCGCCCCATATCATCCGCGCCTTCTCCGAGGGGGTGACCCTGCGGTCGGAGTCCGGCTTCTGGCTGGCGATCCCGACCGAGAACGCGCCGCAGGCGGGGCGGTCCTTTGGGACCAGCGGGCGACTGCGCCGGGCGCGCAAGCACGCCATCACCGAAGCCGAGCGCCGCTTCGGCAAGCTGCGCTATGTGGCGATCCCGGGCCGTAAGCTCGCCCTGTTGGTCGCCGACCGGGTCCGCATGGGCGGGGGCAAGAAACCGCGCTATCGCAGCGCTACGGACGCGGCCCGCCGCCGGGGCGACTTCGAGAACGGCGTCGTCATGTTCGTGCTGGTCCCGCAAGTGCGGATCCCTAAACGGATCGACCCCGACAGCGTCGCCGACGCGATCGGGCGCGAAGGCCTCACCCGTTTCGCCCGGGCGTTCGAAGAGATCACCTCGCGTCGATTTGGATAATCGACGAGAGGTTTGTTTTAGCTCCTCGGCCTCCGGCCTGCGGTTCCGCGCATCAGCGCGGGCGGCCTTTGGCCTTGCGGGCCGCTGACGCGCCCCGGTGTCAATGATCAAGCGCCTCGGCGGGCTGGCCCGCCGCAAGCGCTACCGCGCGCCCGCGCTCGTGCGCGGAACCGACCGAGCGGACGCGAGGAAGGATAGCAAACAATGCCCACCACGCATGACGATATTGTCGAGGCGCTCAAGTCCGTGATCTCCACCGCCCTGGCGACCGTCGAGGGCGCGCCTGCGCTCGAATATGACGAGCCGCGTCTCGCGGATCCGCAAGAGACCGGCGTGAACCGCTTCCGGGTGAGCCTGATCCCGGGACGCCGCGCGCCGGATACTGACCAGCTGGCCGGGTCTGATCTCTGGATGGTGACGGCCCTCTTTAAGCTCGGCCTTCATGGTGTGGGGGCGGATGACGACGCCCGTCAGGCGCTGATGTCTCAGATGACGGGCGCCATCGCCACGGCCCTTGCGACGGACTGGTCGCTCGGCGGCGTCGCCAGCTTTGCCCGCCTGATCGAGCTGGATCCCGATACGTCCAAAGAGAAGGGCTACGCGCCTGAGAACCTGTTCGACATCGGTATAGAGGTCGAGTTCGACAGCCTCTCGCCCGTTGGTTGAGGAAACCGGGGCGCATAGGCGCCCCGCAAGGGCGACCGCCCGCCCGGCCTGATGGCCGGAACCGCAGGGGCGGACGCCCCGAGAAACACAAAACCGAAAGGACATCACCATGCCGACGAAAGCCAGCACCAGCCCGAAAGCCAAGGCTCCGGCCAAATCCACCGCCAGGCCTGACGCAGATCCGGCGCTGGATCTCGACAGCACGGCCTCTGAAGCTGAAACCGGTTCAACTTCAGCCGAGCCGACCGCGTCTGAAGCGCCCGAAACCGGCGCGTCAGAGCCGGAAACGTCCAGTGAAACTGAAGCCGTTTCAGCTTCTGGCGGCGCAGAACCGGAACAAGACGCGGACAAAACCGCTTCTGAGACGGTCCCGGCGGCGACCGGCGTGCGCCAGATCTACCTGCTCAAGCAGTCAAAGCTGGGCCCCGTCGGCAAGGTCGTGCGCCTGACCCATCGCAAGATCGCAGATCTTGGCCTGAAACACGGCGAAGACTTCCGCACGCCAACGGCTCTCGAACTCGCCATTGGCGGATAATCTTATCTTTCCCTGACTCCTTCGGCCCGTCCGGGCCTGCAGGTTCCGGCCAACGGGCCGGGCGGGCGTTCGCCCTTGCGGGTCGCTATCGCGCCCCGGTCTTAATACTCAACCGCCCCGGCGGGCGAAGCCCCGCCGCAAGCGCGCCCGCGCGCCCGCAGCTTTAGCGAGGAAGCGCAGGCCCGGACGGGTCGAGCAAAGCGAAGCTTCAAACAAAAAAGGACACACACCATGACGGCTCAACTCGTTGGGCGGCTGTCGCTCGCCCATATTCTGGCCCAGGCGGTGGCGGGCACGCCCGCTGACGGCAATCACCAGCCCGTGGATTATTACCGGCTGACGCCGCGGCGCAATGATCCGTTGGTGGATGATCCCATCATCGGCTCGGACCTTCACAATGTGATGGATGCGCAGGCTCCGGCGGACGGTCTGGTCGAGGCCTCGCTCGATCTGACCGTACCGCTGTGCATGGCCCAGCTCGGCCTCTATCTGCCGCATCTGCTCAGCGCTGCCGCCCCCTCGGGTTCTGGGCCGTATGACCATGTCTTCACGTCCGGTCAGCGTGAGGTGCCGGGCGCCAGCATGGTCTGGGCCGAGGGCGCGAAATGGCGCCGCGCGCACACCTGGGCGCTGCAGCGCATGGAGATCGGCGTCGCGCCTGAATCCGGGCGCCGTCAGGTGACCTTCTCCGGCCCGTGTTCGGATATCGAGAATCTCGATTCGAGTCCGCTCGGCACGGCGCTGGATGCGCTGACGCGCGCCATCATGCCGGCGGGGCCGGGCGCGGTGCTGCGCTATGGCGGCACGGTCATGGCCAATGTCCCGCGCGGCACGGTGCGTTATGAGCGCCCGCTCGACCCCTTCCGTCCGGCGGGCCGCGCCGACCGCACGGTCGCCGAGTTCACGCCCGAGGTTGGCGGCAATTTCACCGGAACGCTTGATCTGCGGGTGAAGGACAACGCCTTCTATGAGATCGCCCGGGCCAAGACGGCGGCGGCGCTGTCCATCGAGTATGAGCTCGGCGCGAACTCCAAGCTGGTGCTGGCCTGTCCCGCCATGCGGTTCGAGCCCACCGAGCGCGCGGTCGAGGGCGAGGGCCTGCGCACTGAATCCTACGCCTTCCGGGGCGAGCAGACGGATTCGGCCCCGGTTCTCACCGCGACGCTGACCAACAGCGTCGCCAGCTATCCGGCGGGGGCGTGATGCGGCTTGATCTGACACCGCCCAAAACGGGCCGTTTTGAAACCCTGACCTTTCCGGCTCTGGCCGACGGCGAGGGGGAAAGCCGCGTCACCCCCAGCTGGCGTCTGGCCCTGCCCAGCGTCGCCAGCGAGCGCGCCGCCTGGTCCCTCGCGCGTCGCGCCACGCCCGGGCGGGATGAGGGGGAGGGCGAGAGCGCCTATATCGACCGCCTGCGTGAGCATCTCGCCGCCCATGGCGCGATCCTGCCCGAGGGTCGGCTCGACATCACCGCCCGCGTCGAGGGCGCCATTCAGGCCGTGGCCCTGTCCGCCCATGCCGAGGCGCTGATCCTCGACTGGGAGGGCTTCGGCAATGCCGAGGGCGAGGCCATCGAGCCTGATGCCGTCTCGATCTGCGCCGCCATGCGTCTGCCCTATATCGCCAACCGCTTCGAGAACTGGCTGATGCGCAAGCTGGCCGGGATATCGCAAGAGGGAAACGGCTAAGCGCCCTTTGCAAATACCTGTTTGCAGGGGGCGATGAGAATTGCCGCGACTGCGCCGCGATGGGCGAGGCTTGCGCCAGCGGCGGGCGGGTGCGCGATCCGCGCTGTGACGGCCCGGATGATCCGCCCGGCTATCTCTGCCCGCAGGTTGAACACGCCCCGCACTCCTGGGCGGGGCAACGCCTGCTCGACCTGATCAAGCGCGGAACCATCCTTCGCCGCGGCTTCGCCGGGGTGGACGGGATCGACATGGAAGAGGCCCGGCGGCGTATGCCTGACGTGCCCGATCACGAACTCAATGACCTGATCGACGCCGCCGAGGCGGGCCTGTTCGCAGGCCTCGCCCTGCGTCAGTCCCGCAAGGCGGGGGAAGGAGGCGCGGATGGCCAATAATCGCAAGGCCGGGTCTGTCGTTATCCGGCTGGATCTGCGCGGTCAGGAAGATCTGATGCGCCGCCTCAATGCGCTGGGCCCGGCGGGCGAGCGTGTCGGGCGGGATCTGTCCCGCGCGATGCAGCCCATCAAGCGCGAGGGCAAGCTCGCCAAGGCGACCATTGTCGAGCTGGGTGACGCGGTGAAGGATGCTGCGTCTGAGGCCGGGCCTTTTGGCCGAATCCTCAGTTCGCTCGGACCCTATGGTCTGGCGGCTGCGGCAGGCCTTGGCGTGGTGGCTGTGGCGATTCGCGAAGCGCTGGTCCTGATGGAGCGCGCCAACCAGACCACGGACTTCGCCGCATCCATCACCAATGTGTCCCGGGTGGCGGGCGTCAGCGCCGAGAGCGTGCTGGTGTTCCGCGATTCCCTGCGTCTGGTGCGCGGCGATGCCGGACAGGCGGATCGAGCGCTGGAAGAGTTCGCCAAGCGACTGGGCGAGTTTCGCACGCTCGGCACGGGCGAAGCGCGCGAGGGTCTGTCCGCACTGGGTCTGGAGGCGCTGGGCGCCAATGATCTGCCCGTCGAGCAGGCGCTCGATCGCGTGCTGGAGCGTCTGGCCGAGATCGAGGATCCGGCCCGCCGTCTGGCGCTCGCGGACAAGCTGGGCCTGCGCGACGCCGCGCCCTTGCTGCAGCGCACGGGCGATGAGATCAGCCGGATCCGTGAACAGGCGGAGCTGGCCAATCAGGCGCTGACCGATGGCGCGCTCTCGCGCTTTGCCGAAGCGGCAGACCGGATTGCGGCGGCGGAACTGCGACAGGAACGCGCCCGCCAGATCCAGTCCCAAGCGCTGCTGGGCGCCGAAGAGGCCCGCCAGAACGCGCTGGCCCGGTTTGAAGAGCAGAAAGCGGCGCTTCTGCTGTCCCGGGTAGCACTGGAAGACCGCACCCTGTCCCAGCTCGAGCTGCAGGCGGACGTGCTGCAAGAGCAGATCACCCGGTATCGCAACATTCTTGGCGATGGCGCCCAGCTGGTGCGCGAACAACGCATGGCGGTCGTTGAGCTCGAACGCATGGAAGACCGTCTGGGGCGGATAAACGAGGCCTTGGCCGAACGTCAGCGCATAGTGGAGCTAACGGCCCGCGCCGAGTCCGATCTCGCCGCCAGCTATGTCCGGGCCCCGTCCGAAATGCCCGGCGCATCCAATGACAATGCCGCCAATCTCTCCGCCGAGCGCCGCCTCGAACTGGAAGCGCTGGTCGAGACCCGGATTCGCGGACTGATGACGCCGGTCCAGCAACTGGCCGAGCTGGAAAGCGATCTCAACGCCGCGCGCCGGGCGGGGCTGGAGATCAGCGGCGACCAGATCGCCGCCATTCTGGCGCAGGAACGCGCCCGGCTGGGCGTTGTCACGGCGATGGAGCGCGAACTGCGCCTGCGTCAGGATCTTCTGGATATGTCGGGGGTGGTTCCGCGCCTGCGTCCGGGCAAGGCGCCCGGCGATCCGTCCGATCCGGGCGGCGCGGACAATCCGGTGATCAACACCGAAGCCGACAAGGCGAAAGAGCGCGCCTATGAGATCGCCCAGGCCCAATCGGGCCGGGCGCTGGGCGGATTGCGCCGCATGGCGGAAGACGCGCAGGACACCGCCGGCCAGATCGATGATCTGGCGACCGGATCCCTGCGCATCATGAGCGGCGAGCTGGGCCTTGTGGCGCAGAACGCCCAGTCCGCTGGTGACGCGTTCGAGAATATGGGCCGTCGCATGCTCGCCATCATGGTTGAAATGGCCATGCAGCGCTTTGTCCTGGGCCCGATTGCGGGCGCGCTGTTTGGCCCGCTGGAAGGTCTGTTCAATCAGGGGTTCAAAGGCGCGGGCGGGACCAAGGGGCTGCCCGGTTTTGATCGCGGCTTTGAGGGCATGATCAGGGGCAATCCGGGCATCGACAACAATGTCCTCGCCCTCAATGGTCGGCCCTTCGCCCGCGTCTCTGACGGTGAATCCCTGATGATCGGGCCCAGCCTGGGCCAGCGCGCCCAGCCGAACGTCACCGTCAATGTGATCGGCGCGCCGGGCGGCGCCCGCGTCAAGCAACGCCAGACCGATAACGGGCTGGAGCTGGATGTCATCCTCGATCTGGTGCGCGAGACGGCGGCCAACACCGCTGTCGAAGTCTCCGCCGCCGCTGCCAAACAGACACAAGGCGGGCTGAGCCAGTCGCTCGCCCAACAGACTGCCCTGAAGGGCTAGGGGGGATCATGGCTCTGGATGTCTGGCCCTTTATCGGGCGCCGCAAGCGCCATGGCGCGACTCTGGTCGGCGCGGCGGTTATTGCCGGGCGCTCAAAGTCTGGCGTCATCGCCACGGCGAATTTCTCGGGCGGGGGCTTCTGGACCGCGCGCGAGGAGTGTTCGCTGCGCAGTGATGCTGTCAAACTCGACTGGAACGGTTTCATTGATGGCTGTGATGGCGGCTCGACGCCTGTGATCGTGCCCCTGAAAAAGCGCATCACCACGCCCGAGGATGTCAGCGCGATCGCCCTGTCTGCGGATGCGGTCGCCCGCGCCACGGTGCTGAGCGTGCTGGTCACCGGCGGTGGCGCGCTCAAGCGCGGCCATGTCTTCACGATTGACCATCCCGGTTGGGGGCCGCGCTTCTACCGGATCGAGTCCGCGACGGCGCAATCGGGCGGACTGTGGTCGATCAGCGTGCGCCCGCCCTTGCGCGAAGCGGCCGCCTCCGGAACCGCGCTCGACATCGCGGATCCGCGCTGCGTGATGGTCCTCGCCAATCCCGAGGCTGCGACCGTGGATGAGGATGGCGAGACGGTCATCCAGAGCAAGACCGTTGAATGGCGCGAGCATATGGAGCGGATCAATGGCGCTGTTTAGCGATGAACAGCGGACGGCCATGCGAGAGGCGGGCAATCGCTTCGCCCTGCTGTTCCGGCTGGCGACGCCGAATCCGGTCCGCATCTGGTCAGGCCCGGGTGAACTACCGGTCCCCTCCGATCCGGTGGTGGAGAAAACAGACGGTGCGCTTTATCGGGGTCTCGGGGCCTTGCCGGATCTACCGACGCTGGAATCCCTGTTCAATGGCACGGCCAGCCGCATCGAGCTGTCCCTGAGCGCGCCGGATGAAGACGGGCGTCTGGCGGCGCTGGCAGAATCCGAAGCGGTCTCGGCACGCAATCGCCAAGCGGTGTTCGGGCTCTGGCCGCTGGACAAAGGCTGGCAGCCCGTGGGCGCCGTGCGCTGGATCCGACGCGGTGTGTCTCACGGAGTCTCTGTTAATCAGGATGGTTCCGATCCAACGCGCCCGACCTCGACCGTTTCGATCTCGATTGGGTCGAGCTTTACCGGTCGACGTCAGGCCAAGGCGTTTTTCTGGACGCCGACCGATCAGGCGCTCGACGCGCCCGGCGATCGCGGTTTCGACAATGTGGCGGCGCTGTCTGAAGGCGTTGAGAAGAAATGGCCCAAGGCGTGAGTGCGGATCTCGCGCGCTGGCTCGATCACGCCGCCGGCGCGGACTTCGCCAATTGCGCCGCCTTCACCGCTGACTGGGTGGAGCGGGCGACCGGCGAACATCCCGCGCCATGGGTGCACGATCTTTCCGAACAGGACTGGCGCGCGGCGTTGGCGCAGCGCGGCGGCATGCGGCGCGTCCTGGCCGAGGTCGCTGAAGGCTGCGGCGCGCGGGCGGTGGCCTGTTCGAAAGCCCGCCCCGGCGATGTGGGGCTGGTGACCACTCTGGATTCAAACGGACGCCGGAACCGGGTCTGCGCCGTGCGGGCGCCCGCCGGGGGTTGGGCGCTTTGGGCGGGCCGGGACGGTCTGGTGATTGCGCCGGTGGATGCGCTGAAGGTGTGGAGGGTTGTTTATGGCTGAAACCGCCGCCGCTTATATCTTCAAGGTTGTCGCCTCCACCGCGCTCAAGGCGGGCGCCTCCAAGGCGGCTGCGGCCTTCCTGGCGAAAAGTGCGGTTTTCGCCGCCAAGGTCGGCCTGACAGTCGGCGCCTCCGCCGCCCTCAACGCCGCCTTTGCGCCCCGCGTCAGCACGCCCGACAGTCGCATCGCGCAGCGCCAGCCCACCCCCGAACGCGCCGCCGCCTTTGGCCGGGTCCGTTCGGCGGGGGCGTATTCGCTCTATTCCACCTCGGGCGGGGATTCCATCGACGTGCTGGCCTTCCATGACGGCCGCATCGCAGGGATCGACCAGATCTATTTGCATGATGACCTTGTGACCCTGGGAACCGGCCCGCTGGGCGCGGGCTTTGTGCAGGGGGATTCGCGCACGGGGCAGTATTTCGAGGCGATCTATATCGACACCCGCCTGGGGACGGCGAACCAGTCCGCCTTCACCCGGGCGCGCAGCAAGGTTCCGGGCGAATGGTCATCCCAGCACTGCATGGACGGCGTTGCGGCGCTGGAGCTGCTGTGCCTCGGCCCGAAAAAGGAACGCCTGCCCAAAGTCTACCCGCTGGGCCTGCCGCGTCCTTCGGTGGTCTATCGCGCCCAGTACTGTTTCGACTTCCGCCAGTCCGGCCAGTCGGTTGAGAACTGGCGCGGCTGGACGCCGGGGTCCCGCAATCCGGTCCTGCAGATGGTCACCTATATGTGCAATCCGGCGGTTCCGGATCCGGTAGAGCCGGATCGCGCGTTGGGTTTGGGCATGGATTTCGACACCGAGATCGCGCCCCATCTCGACGCCTGGATCGCCGCCGCCAATGCTTGTGATCAGCTCGTGCCGAAAAAGGGCGGCGGGACCGAGCCGCGCTATCAGTGCGATTTTGAATACTATGTCGGCGAAGACCCGGCAGACACAATTGCGCGCTTTCTGGCGTCCTGCGATGGCTGGATGTCCGAAACCGGCGATGGCGCCCTGACGATCAAGGTCGGCGCGTATGACGGCTCGGCGGTGGAGATCAATTCTGACTGGGTGATCGGTCACGCCATCAATCGCGGCGTGCCTGATGAACAGCTGAAGAATGTCTTTGTCGGATTCTACACCGACCCCGATAAGAAGTTCAGTCAGGTCGAGGGCGCGCCCTGGTACGATCAGGGGTCCATCGCGCTGACCGGCAAGCGCCGTTATGAGCGCGTGCCGATGACTCAGGTCCAGTCCCATGGCCAGCTGACGCGCCTGCTCAAACGCATCGCCCTGCGTCGCAATGCCGAGGCGCGCGGAACCCTGCGCCTGTCCCTGCCGGCGCTCGACCTGATGGGTGAGCGCTGGCTGAAATTCCCGATGGACTTTCCCAATTCGGAGTTCCTGCGCGGCAAGATTGTCGAGGTCGAGGCGCTGGAGATTGATTTCTCCGATGGCGGCGCGGTCATTCTCGACTGGGCGATCTATGACACGGATGCGGACACGTTCGATCCGGATACAGAGGAGGGCGCCGCACCGCCCGCGCCCTCTGAAAGTGAGTTGTCCACCCCGCCCGTGATCGATGTTGGCGATGTCAGCGCCGCGCTGGACACCGAATCCCGCTTTGGCGGTCAGCGTCAGGCGGTGGCTGTGCTCACCTTCCCGGCGCCCGTTCGCTCATACGATATTGCCGGCGCGGGCTCGGTCGATGTGCCGCGCACGGATCTGGGCTGGCGTGTGCGCTGGCGGGTTCGGCCCTCCGGTGGTTGGACGGAAAGCGCGATCAGCGGCGATGTGATCGAAGGCGACGAGGTGAGCGGCTGGACCGTGCGCCTGCGCACGCCGGATCTGCCCCGTGCGGCGCTCGATCTCCAGATCGCAGCGGTCGGCCCGCGCGATGATCAGGGCGACTGGTCGGACTCTGTGCCGGTCGATGTGGACGCCGCAACCGCCCCGGCTCTGGCTGCGCCAGCCAATGTTACGGCGACGGCGGCGCTCGAGGAGAGCGAAGGCGGGGTGAAACGCCCGGCGCTGACTGTCAGCTTTGACCCCATCACCAGCCCCGAGGCGCAGATGGTGCTGATCGCCATCAAACCCGCCGGGGATCCGGACAGCGCCTTTGCCCAGATCGACGCGATCGAGCCGCGCCTGGGCGGCAAGACCATCTATACCATCCCCTATGGCCGTACTGTGGATGTGGGTCTGCAAACCTGGGCGCAATGGCGCGAGCCGTCCGACTGGGCGGTGGTCGAAGGCGTGGAGATCCCGGGAGAGGTGGTCGCGTCGGATGCGACCATCCCGTCAGAGCGCATCGACGCCGCTCGTGATGCCATTAACGACGCGCTCGGCGCCGCGAACGAAGCGTTCGAAGACGCGGCGGGCCAACTGGCGGCGGTAGCCGACACGGGCGCCCGGCTGTCGCTCAAGACTTGGCTGCGCGATCCGCTTCTGACGGGGCTTGAGGGCTGGAAAGCCCCCGGCGGTGTTCTGCAGATTGTCGCGGGCGATCCGAACGCGCTTCAGGCCTATTGGCCGTTCGACGGCACGGGCGAGCAGTCTGATCGAGTTTTGATCTGGCCGGTCAATCAACCCATCGCGGCCAGTCGCTATGTACAGGCGGCGTGCGAAGTTGGGGTTCTCGGATCTGTCTCAGAAGTCATCCTCAAGGCTCTGTGGTTGGACGCTGCCGGCGACCTTATCAGCTCCGCTGAAATCGACCGAGGCAGCGAAGGTCGCCTTGAGGGCATTGCGACAGCCCCGGCGGGCGCTGCGGCCGTTCAAATCCGGTGCGTACCAGTGGTCGAAGAAGCCGCGGGTGGTGCGTTTTATATCCGCCGCCCTCAAGCGGCGTATGCGCTCCCCGGTCAACAAGACGTCGATCCCTTCGCCGCCCCCGGCGACGAGCTGATGGCTCGGATCGAAACTCTAGAGCGCCTGCTTGGCGGCACCGCCGAGTTTCAGCGGAACCAGCTTGTCGAGAACCGGGACGCAAGAGCCTGGACGCGTGAGCGCTTCCTGGCGACGGTTGATCTTCAAAACGCAGTCGCCTTGATCGATCTGACGGCGAACGCCACGTTTAAAGGCGTCAAGGATACAGTCGACGGCCTTCCGAACGATGTTCTCAGCGCCGCGTCTGCCCGTGGGATCTACCTTGCGAAAGCCGATCTTCAGAGCGCTGTCGCCCTGATCGACCTGACGGCTAACTCCGCTTTTCAAAGCGTCAAGCAAAAGGTCGATGGCCTGCCAAACGAGACTCTTTTGACGGTCTCGGGGGCGAACCTCACCTTCCTGGCAAAGTCTGACCTCGAAAGCGCACTGTCGAACATTGACCTGTTCACCTACAGCTCGATCACCGAGAACACGAGCAAGGTCATCTGGAGTGCGACCACGCCGGCCGTCGGGGATTACAAAGAGGGCGACGTTTGGGTTCGCGTCAGCGACAAAGCCTGGCATGTCCACGACGGCTCTCAATGGGTGTTGGCGCGTGACGAGGGTCTCGTCACGACGGCCTTCGCCGGAGCGAATTACCTCACAGAGACCAGTTTGCAGAGCGCGCTTGCGAGCGTGAACTTCAGCGCGTTGACGTTCTTCGGCGGCATCCCGGCGGGCGCTACCAGTTGGCTCGAAGCGTTCCAAGACATCGAAGGACGACTGCTCGCCACCTACGGCTTCCGTCTCGATGTGAACGGCAAGATCGCCGACATGCAGGCGTTGAACGATGGGACGACGTCTGAGATCGCGTTCAATTTCGACGCTTTCAAGATCTACACGGGCTCAGCAGATGTCCAACCCTTCACCTTCGCAAACGGCGTGCTTGAGGGGCAGAACTTCGTCTTCGACGGCGGCTACATCAAAGACCTGACCGTCGACACGTTGCAGATCAAAGACAACGCGATCAGCCAAACGGCTTCGGCGGCGGCGACCTCCGGCACACCACAGACCAGCGTCACGTCAAGCGGCGGGTCCGTGCTGGTGATTGCCTCTCTCTATTTCCAGACGCTCGCCACGGCGGGCCAAGAGCACGCCATCCAGAGACAGATCGGCGCGGGTAGCTGGACCACGATCAAATCCATCACAGGCAACCCGGGCAACTCGCTCTGCCTCGCCACGGTCGATCAACCCGGCGCGGCCGGGCAGGCCCTCCGCTACCGCATCACCTCACCCACCAGCACTTTCCTCAAAGAGCTGGCCTTTCTGCAGATCGTGAAATGATGAAGACACGGTATTGGCATACGCGCGATGAAGACGGCTTGGTGACGGGCTGGGGCTTCGTTCAGGCGAAGGATGCGCCTTTGCCCGAGGGCGCGCGCCCGCTCTATGCGCCCGACTATCATCGCCTCGACAGCATGAACCCCGTCGAGACCGAAGCCTTCATGACGGCATCGGGGCTAGAACTTCGCCCGCGCCCGCGTTCGCCAGAACTCGACCAGCACCGGGTTTCCCAAAATCTCCCCGCGCTTCTGACCAGCCTTCATGAAGGTCTGGCAGCGGACCCCAATGCCCCAGAAGCATTCCGCCCCTTCCTTGACGCTATGGCCCAGACTTTGGAGCAAAATTGATGTCGAACGTCTTTCTCTACATCCCGCCTGAAGTCGGCCCCTGGACGGACCCGGTTACGGGCGACACGTTCAAGCCGGGACTACCCCTGTTCGACGTCAGTGACTCTGATACGCTCGCCCTTGTGAACCGAGCGATTTCAGCGGGAGCGGGTTTTAACGTTTCCGCTTTGGTCTCTGCTCAGGTAGTTGCGCCGTGGTCAAACATAACGGGCAAGCCTTCGAGCTTTACGCCTTCGGCCCATACGCACACGGCGGCGGAGGTCGTCAGTGGGCAGTTCGCCAACGCCCGGATCAGCGAAGGGAGTGTCACCCAGCACCAAGCGGCGCTTGCGCTCACCATTGCCCAGATTGCCGGGCTGCAAGCGGCGCTAGATGCGCTTGTTTCGACTTCTGAAAAGGGCGCCGCCAATGGGATCGCAACGCTTGACGCAAACACCACCGTACCGATCGCACAAATCCCGACGCTGAGCGCATCACAGACCGGATCTGGCGTGTTCGACACGGCGCGCATCCCCGACCTGGACTGGTCCAAGATCATTGAAGCGACCCGGCCCGACACACTTGCAGGGTACGGGATCACGGACGCCCTGACCGCCACCGAGGTCGGCCAACAAATCCAGGCTGCGATTGATGCCCTGGTCGGCGGCGCGCCCGGTGCGCTTGATACGCTGAACGAACTGGCGGCGGCGCTCGGCGATGACCCGAACGCGATCACCGCGCTGACCAATACGGTCGCCACCAAACTTGATGCCTCACTCTGGCAGGCCGCAACGGCGGCGGTCGATGGGTATATGTCCAAAGAGGACAAGGCCAAGCTCGACGGGATCGAAGCGGGCGCAACCGCCGACATGACCGGCGATGAGATCAAGGCGGCTTATGAGGGCGAGGCGGACACGAACGCCTTCACCGACGCTGAAAAGTCCAAGCTCGGTGGGATCGAGGCGCAGGCGACAAAGAACGCCACGGACGCCGCCTTGCGGGATCGCTCCACACACACGGGCACGCAAGCACAAAACACGGTCGACAACCTCGAACAAGACCTGGCTGACCGTCTTCTGCGCTCTGAACTGCCCTTCGCCAGCCTCGCTCATTTCAGCTCGACTGATGACGTCACCAACATGGCGGCGGGTGCGACCGTGCAGTGGAACTCCACCCTGATGGCTGACAGCGGCATCAGCATTGGCGGGGCGAACAATACCGAACTGACCGTCGCCGAGGCGGGTCGTTACGTCATCACGGCGCGCCTGGTCTATGCGGACACGTCAACCGAAGGCGTGGACGTCAATAACACGCTGGGCGCGACCGTCCTGCTGAACGGCGTTTCGGTCGGGCGTCAGGGCGTGGGGTCACCGGTCGTGAACACTGACGGCGCCAATGAGGGCCAGGTCATCATCACCGAACCGCTCGACCTCGAACCGGGCGATGTGGTGACGGTCACCACCCAACGCCTGTCGGGCGGCGATGAGCTGTATCTGATCGCCGGCCAAAGCTCACTCCTGGTCGAACGTAAGGGCGGCAAGAGCGCAGCACTGGCGGCTCAGCGCTTTCGGGAGCTGACCGACACGCCGAACGATTACGCGGACGAGGGTGCCTTCCTGCGGGTGAAGACAGGCGGCGGGATTGAATACACGCTGACCATTCCGCAGAGCGCAGTCGCCGGGCTGGTTTCGACCCTGTCGAACAAGGCCGATCTGGTGGGCGGGAAAATCCCGACCGCGCAAATCCCGGCGGTCAGCCTGACCGAAGTCCATGCGGTCGCAGACACGGCGGCGAGAGACGCGCTGACCGTGCAGGAAGGCGACGTTGCGGTCGTCGCCAGTGAGAGCAAATCCTACATCTATGACGGCTCGGACTGGCTCGAAATCAACGCCGCCGCGCCCGTCCAGTCCGTCAACGGTCAGACCGGCGTTGTCGTGCTGACCAAAGGTGATATCGGGCTGGGTAATGTTGATAACACGTCCGACGCTGACAAGCCGGTCAGCACGGCTCAGGCGGCGGTCAACGCTAAACAGTCTGGCGCCCTGAGCATCCTCACCGCCAACACAAGCCTTGACACGTCCGAGGCGATCAGGGCGAACCCGATCTATGTCGCCTCGGCGGTGACAGTGACGGTTCCCGCGCCTGTTGCTAGATGGTCTCAGCCTGTTTTCGTGGGTCGCGGCATTACGGCGACGTTCGACTTCCGGGTTGGCGAGGCGGATGAAACCACGGTCAGGGACAGCGATGGCAACGCCTTTGACCTAACCGCCCCCAACAATCAAATCGAAGGCCCCGCGTACCTGGAACTGGTCTCGCGCACGGCGGATGAAGTGGAGATCTGGGTATGAGCCTTCTCAATGCAGCGATGAACGCAAGTGCTGGCGGCGGTAACGTCTCGGCAAAAACCGCCTCAGCCGCGACCGCATACTCGATGATCATGCAGGCCATCAGCACCGCCTCGATCGAGGGCGGCTACAAGATCGCAGAGCAGCAGGGCGTCTTCGCGGAACTCGCGCCTTTGCTCGACCCGACCCTTTCTGTCAGTTCTGCGAAGATCAGTGAGGCGTTCGACAATGCGGCGGATGCGCTGGCGCTGGCGTCGTCCCCAGTCTTCCGCGATATCCTCAACAACAGCACTTACCTCGATGGTTTGGGTCGGGCGAGCGAGGAGTTGTACGGGTATTACGGCGGTTATGACTGGGTGAATGTCCAATATGACGTGGGCAATGAGTTCGCGCCGGGCGACGGGACTGCCCCGGCGTCAAAAGGTGCATGGATGAGCCCAGACGGGTTGAACTTCGCTTGGATCGATAGCTCAAACAACATCCGAACCGGCCTAATGGCGACCGCTTATGACCTAAGCACCATCGCCCCTCGGCCAGATACTTTGAACACCTCAAGCCTGCATTCCGAGAACTCGCCGGACGGGCTTACGATGAAGCCGGACGGAACCAAACTCTATTTCTGCGGAAACTCGATCGATAGGGTCTGGCAATACAGCCTCTCGACGCCTTTCGACCTTTCCACTGCCACCTTGGATGGAAACAAGGGTCTAAGCAATGTGCCGCGTTCCATACAGTTTTCCCCTGATGGCCTTAAATTCTTCTATAGCCACAACGGTGGCTGTGTGGGCGCAAGTCTGGATATTGCTTGGGATGTAGTTGGCTCTACTTGGTCCGGTTTTATTTCCTCGACTGCTAACGCGGTTACTGCACGCGCTTTTGTCTGGATCGACAACGGTCTAAGCCTCCTTTCGATCAGGGGTGGCAACCCCAGCTACCTTGAACGGCACACCGTTAGCCCGGCATTCTCGTTCAACAGCCTCACGAAACTAGGCCATGAGCTCACCCTCACAGAAAACGGCATTCCGTTCTGTCCAGACAGTTCAGACCCTTCCAGTCAGCTGTTCGGAATTGCCAGCTTTGGCGAGGCAAGGATGCTGGAAATCCCGCCTAATGAACTTCAGGCCCCGGCATAAGGAGCGACCATGAGCACTCTCGAAGACAAAATCGCCGCTCTCGAAACCCGGATCGCTAACCTTGAAAAGCCGGGCATTGATCAAGGCCAGTTCCGGCTCCTGTTCACGTTCGCTGAGCGGCAGGCTGAAGAGGTCTTCCGCCAGAAGGCGCAAGAGACGGTGAAGGGGGCGATCCCCGAGCCGGTCGATCCTCTAGCGCCGACGCCGGAAGAGACGGAAGCGCTGAATGCGTGGCTTTCGGCTCGGCTCTACCTGACGATGCGCGCGGACTTCGATCAGGCCGCGTACATCGACCTTGGGGATCCAGCAGTCAGCGCGGCGCTCGACTTCTACATCGCGTGGGGGCTCCTCGCCCCTGAGCGTAAGGCGGAGGTGTTGGCTAATGAGCAACCCGCCTGACGCCTATCTTGACGGCTGCACGCTCGCCCCGGACAAGCTGGGGCGAGTGAGCCATCGGGACATCTGCGATGAGCACGACAGGGCCTATTGGTCACGCCGGACGCTCCTCGACAAAATCAAAGCAGATCTCCAGTGGGCTGGCCGAATTATCTGGCGCCACCGGTCCAACTGGTTCTGGCAGCCTGTGGCGATCGGGCTTGCGGTGATCGGTTTCATCGGCATCAGCACGATTGGCGCCTGGATGTGGCGCCGCCGGCATAGATGGGACCGCTAAGGCATTCCGCCCTGGAAGGCCTCGGGCGCCTGCTCCTCGGCCTGCAGCAACACCATGCGGCGACCGCATCCCCGGCATTTGAGCCGCGTCTCGAGCTCGTCCAGATACATGAGATCGGGACGCTCGCGCCCCATGATCGTGAGGCGCTCGATCACCTCGGCCGGGGTCGGCCGGAAGGTGCGACCGCACCCGCCCGGAACGCAATTGAGCTCGAGCGGCTTGGCCTGATCTAGATCCTTGAGCTGAACCCTGACTTTCCAGTTCATCGCCGCCTCCTTTGCTGGGGGCGGGGAGTGAACATCGTGAGAACATCCTTTGTCCAGCCCGCCCGGTCAGGCGGGCTTTTCTGTGTCTGCGTCACACCAGAAGGAAACCTAGATGCCCCATCGTTTCATCCATGCGGCCGAGAGCGCATGGCGCTTCATCGTGGCGCTTTATGAGCCGGTCATTTTCTATGTCGCCGTCATGGCGGCCGGCGCGATCGCCACGGCGCAATCTGTCGGCGCGATCGCGCAGACGCTTGATCTGTGGTGGGTGTTAGAGCTGACCGCTTACGCCTGCGGCACGCTGGGCGATCTGCACTTTCGCGGCCGCGCCTACGCCAAGCTCCCGCCCGATCGCCGGGCCTCGCGCTTGCGCGAATGGAAATCGCGCCTCGGGCTCGCCGCGATCGGCCTTGCTGGCGGCGTCTATGCTTCGCTCCCGCTCCATGTGCTCCTCGAGCAATGGGGGGATCTGGGGCACGCCCTCGGCCCGCTCGCCAACTTCCTGCTGGTCCTGGTCGCTGTGCCGGTGATCGATGGCCTGCGCGGCGTGTTCAGGATCCTCTCGGGCGCCAGCGCCCAGGAGGCTTTCGCCGGGCTGGTGATCGGCTGGGCGCAGCGCCGCGCCGGCGCGGGTCAGGGATCCCGGCCGCCGGCGTCGGCGCCGCCCTCTGCGCCCCGGACCCCGCCATCTGATCCCAACGGGGAGGGCTGATCATGCCGGTCCACGATCACGCGCTCGCCGAGCGCCTGCCACTTGATTATCGCTGGCTCGCGACCGTGCCCGGCCCGCCCATATTGCGCGAGGCGCTGGCGCTTTATGGCGTGCAAGAGGTCAGCGGGGCGGCGAGCAATCCCGAGATCCTCAAATGGCGTGATGAGCTGATTGCGGCGCGTCCCGATCTTGATTGGGTGCGCGACGTCTACACCGATGACGGCGTGCCCTGGTGCGGCCTGTTCACGGCGATCTGCGCCCATCGCGCCGGTCATCGCGAGATCGCGCCGAGCTTCCTGTCGGCCCGCGCCTGGCGCCGGTTCGGCACGGGCGTGGCGTCGGGCCAGCCCGTGGTCGGCGACATGCTGGTGTTCTGGCGTGGATCCCCGAACGGCACGGCGGGGCATGTGGGCTTCTATGTGGGCGAGGACGCGACCCATTATCACGTCCTAGGCGGCAACCAGTCCGATGCGGTCTCGATCATGCGGATCCGCCGCGCGCGTCTGCTCTATGACGGCGTGCGCCGGCCGCTGCCCGTGGCGGGCGGGCACCCCGGCTGGGGGCGTCCCATGATGCTCACCGAGAGCGCCGCTGACGATACCGAGAACGAGGCGTAGGCCGCGCATCGCGCCCGTCCGCCTGCCCCCTTCACAACCAAAGGAGACTGACCATGCTTGCCCATGCTTTCCGGGTTGGCGAGAGCCTGCTCGTTCTGATCCTCGTCGCCTGTCTGCTCCCGCTTCTGGGCTGGGGCGGCTGGGCGATCGCCCTGACGGCGTTCCTCGCCGCCGTGCTCTGGTTCCTGCGCCCCTATCTCTGGGCGCGCCTCGAGGTGCTGATAGAGTGGGTGTTCGGATGAGCTGGGCGCTCGGCGCAGCCGGCGTCGCTGGCTTTGTTGGCGGCGCGGCGGTGCTCCTGTTTATCGGCGCGCCGCCCTTCGCCCCGTCCTACCTCAACATGCATGCCAAGCTCTATGACGAGTCCCGGCTCGCCGAGGCGCAGGCCGGTCGCGCCGAGGGTGAGACTGAGAACCGCAAGGCTGAACAGATACAGGCCGCCGCCTCGGTGACGGGTCAGCGCACGGCGTGCGCCGACCGGCTCGACGCACAGGCGCGCGCCTATGAATCCGCTCTGGACCAGATGGAGGCCCGTTATGCCGGGACTGAGACCGCTTGCCCTGTCGATCGCCGCCTTGTCCCTGTGCGCAGGCTGTATGAGCCCCGCCCGCCCGGGCTGGCGGACGGTTGAAGCCGTCGCCCCGATCGCGCCGCCGCCCGAGGTGTGCGCAGAGGAACCGCCTGAGCCCGTCCCGCCCGAGGGCGCAGCCTATCCCGAGCCGGTAACGCCGGCGGAGATCCGCGCCGAGGCGCGGCTCACCGCCTTTCTCGCGCGTCACCGCGCCTGGGGGCAGGAAGGCTGGGCCGTCGCCGCCGCCGCCCGCAAGGCGAGCTGCGCGGACATAAACGCGTCATAAGCGACTTGCGCGATGCGAGAAAAAGTGCGAGCTAGATCGCGCTTTAAATGAACAGGGGGACTGTGATGAAAGCACTTAAATATGCTGCAATGATTGGGGCTTGCGCCCTTCTGACCGCATGCGCCGGACGCGCGAATTCTGTCGCGCCTGTCGCCGTTTCATCGACCGAGTATGCAGGCTGGACGTGTGAAGACACCCGGGGCGAGCTTGATGCGGCGCGTCAGCGCGAGAACGCTCTGGCCCGGCGTCAGAACAATGCCGCGACGGCTGATGCGGCGGGCGTGTTCCTGGTGCTGCTGCCGCTCGGGTCTGTTTTCGGCGGCGATGTGTCCGGCGAGCTTGCCCAGGCCAAGGGCGAAGTGAACGCCCTAGAGCGCGCTGTGACGGCGAACTGTCGCTCTGAAGTTGAAGCGATGGGCGTCGCGGGCTGATCCTCGTGATCATGATGAGCGAGTGGCCACTCCTTATCGGGGCGGCCTTTATGTTTGTCAGCCTCTTCTAAAAAGGCGGGGGCATAGGATCAGGCGGCGTAACGCACCGGCATTGATGTCCGCATTCTCAAGGTGCGAGCCCCCGCACCCAAAATTAAACCGCTAGGCCAATGGCTTAGCGGTTTTTTCGTTTTTGGGGCCAGGCGCACATTTCAAATTTGGAAGCATATTGGAAGCACGACAGCGAAACTCTTAATGCGTGATATCGGCGACAGCTTCTAGAGTGCATCAATACATTTTCCCCTTCCCCAAAAATGTGATCCGTCGAGTTTTCCTGGGAAGTATGTGCCGCCCTGACGTAGGGTGATATACAAGGACGCAATGCTGAGTTGGAGGGAATGCATTTGAGCGTCAACATGCTGCGAGGTGGCGAGAGTATCACTGAACAAGAGCTTCGAAGCCATTTGGCTCTTGCGCTTAGGATGGAAAATGTTGGGGTGCTTTTTGGTGCTGGAGCATCTATCGATGCTGGTGGCAAAAGTATGGCTGGCATTTGGGATAACGTTATTAAAGCTGATCCTGAGCTGAAGCCTAAGCTCGTAGATGAGAGCTACATATCTAATGAGGATGGAACCCCTGACCTTGAAGCTTTGATTGCGAAGCTTGAACTCTCAAAAGCTGACCTTTCTCGTTCTGATATGGAAACGGATCGCTATCGTGAGATAGACGCTCGCCTGAATCAAATTCGGAGGGCAATCGTTGAAGCTGTTATGCTTTCAAATGAATTATGGGACTACTCTGATGGTTCCCGCGAAGCAATCCTGACCCCCTATAATCGGCTTCTAGCGCGCCTTCAGGGCAGTAGGCAGCCGGGGCAGTCCGCTCCATGGGTGTTCACTACCAACTACGATTTATCAATTGAGTGGGCAGCCGAGTTGCTCGGTATTCATATTGTGAATGGGTTTTCGGGGCTCCACCAAAGACGATTTCAGCCCAACGCATTTGATCTTAGCTTACAGAATTCACATGCTTCGGGAGAAGCGCGATTTGGGAGCTATAACCTTAATCTAGTGAAGCTACACGGCTCTATTAGTTGGCAGCTTGATCACGATGACGAGCCCATAGAAAGCGCTGCATCTTCTATCTACGAAGGCCTCAGGAATTTCGTAGATGGGAGTTCTAGTGAGTTCGAGCCTTTGCTNATACAGCCCCGTACCGCAAAGTACGTTGATTCAGTAGGGTTTATTTACGGCGAGCTTGCGAGACGGTTTACCGAGTTCTTGTCCCGCCCCAATACAACTTTGATCGTTTGTGGTTATGGTTTCGGTGACAAACACATCAATCGACTCCTGCTTTCAGGGCTCTGGAATCCGACGCTACAACTAGTCATTTATCATCCGGAGTGGGCCGAAGGCGAGGAAATCGGCCACCCTTTCGTTAAGCGCTTAGTGTCTCTTGCATTGCCTCGCGTATTGATCCGTGGTGGCGGCGAGGCTGCATACTTCGAACCAATGACACGTGATCTCCCAGACCCTGCGATGACCGATGGATTGTCGTCGGAAGCTAAGAAGCTGCTATCACAACTCGCTCGTGGCTTTACTGGTGGAGAGCCAGAGCCGAAAGCAGAGGGCTGACCGTTGATGCAAGCCCTTAGGCTACCAATTGGCTATGTCGTCGAGGTGAACGGCTCAGCAGTAGTTGTGAACCTAAATGATTCAGTTCGAAGTCATGTATCGGGTCACCAGGGCGGCATATCGAGTTTTGAGCAGCCTGGTGACTTGGTAGCGGTCACCGCAGGCGCGGATACGATAGTAGCTCGTGTTCAGAGTCTCTGCTTTGCTGAACCACGAGAAACCCACCGTTTTCGGTCTAATGTAGGTAGCCCACCCCTACGCCAATTGCGAGCGACCGTGATAGGTGTAATCAGCCGCGATGATCAAGTGCTTGAATTCACGCCACGGGATTCTCGCTTGCCCGCATTAGGTGCAGAGGCGTTTCCCCTTTCAGGCGAGGAACTTCGAGCAGTAGTTGGGCAGTTTGAAGGTGATGCTGGCCGTATCGTTTTCGGGATGGAGGCGCGAAATCCGTCTCTTCGAGTTTCGACGTCCTTGAATGCACTATTGTCTCGGCACATGGCGGTACTAGGGGCCACGGGACAAGGGAAAACGCATTATGTCGCTGATATTATTCAGCAAATAGCTGAAAATTATCCGCGAGCTCGCGTCGTTATTTTCGATGTGAATGGAGAGTATTATCCTGCGTTCCGGTATCTCGAAGATAAGGTGAAATATATCGCGGTAGGTGCGCGGCCAGGAAGAAATGCTCCTCATGGGGCTGAAGTACTAAAACTCCCATATTACGCTTTGGGAAGACACGGACTCTTCAGGTTGCTTCTCCCAAGTGAGAAAACACAGGCGCCAGCGCTAAGGTTTGCAATCAATCATCTTGACTATGTGGAATCTAACGGTGAAGCCGCTAAACCAGTCGGTCAGTTGAATTTTACTCTGTTTGATGACTGTCGCCCTGGTGATGCTAGTTCAGCTAAAACCTCCCTCGATGCCATACAGAGCCGTGTTCGCAGAGCTGACCGTTGGCCACACTTTCGAGCGTTGAGTTGTCTTGCCGCTGAGTTCCATTCGCTAGAAAATAGAGGGAATGACTATAGGCGTAGCGCTTTTCTGTATTCGAATGTCAGCGCACTTATCAATCGTATTCACGGCTACATAAGTGATACCCGATTTCAAGATGTAATCGATATAGAAGGTGGAGCGCCTGCTGGTGGTGGCGCGCTGGATATGGCGGTGGAGACCAGCGCTCTGGTCGGCAAGATTTTCGGTAATTATTCCCATGAGGAGAACGACCCTTCGATTACGGTCATAGATCTCAGTCAGCTAACACAAGATCTTATGCCGTTTGTGCTCGGCTCTTTGCTTGAAATGCTTGCTGAACAAATTTTCTTAAGGGGGCCCAGGAACACGCATCCGACCCTATTGGTGCTTGAAGAAGCGCATCATTATCTCAGGCAGCTTCAGGGTGACGCAGAAAGCGGGCAGCATGCGCTTGCATATGAACGTTTAGCAAAAGAAGGCAGGAAGTTCGGATTGTCATTGCTAGTGAGCACTCAACGCCCATCCGAGGTTTCACCGACGGTTTTGGCTCAGTGCGGTACATGGTCTGTCTTCAGACTTACCAATGAAGCCGATAAGAGAGCTGTTGCGAGTGCTGCCGAGGGAGCAGCTGAGAGTGTTACATCGCAAATCTCGGGATTGGCCCGTGGTGAGGCGATGTTATTTGGGTCTGCACTGCCGCTACCAATACGGCTTCAAAGAATTCCGCTCGCTGAGGATCGCCAGCCGGATTCTCTCGATCCACCCTTCAAAGAAGAATGGAGTGCGCCTTAGCCCGAAACCTAGAAGCTCTAAAATAAATCCAGAATTATCGCGAACCGGGTCTCTGCTGCGTCGGCAAACTCTGAACCAGCCCCCTGAATTCCCGCCTCGAAATGTCAACTTCCGAGATGTGTTGCAAAGGTATAAGGATTACTCCCGAACTGAACCTTCCCGAGAAAGGCTACCGAGGCCTTTGCCCATGAAATCGGGAGCACGGAAAGCATATTGAACATACAAGTCTGAAGAGCCTGATTGTTGCTGAACTGAGTAGCTAACCGGCAAGCTTACGCGACGCTCTTCAGGGTGCTGCATACCGATAGTAATCCATCCCATACATTTGACCCGTCCGACATCTACACGGACCTCGGTCGCAACCTGTCGATCAAGTGAGACATCCTGCGGCAGAAAATGACCGAACCACGCTTGCTGGTTATAGGCGTCTACGAACAAGCCCTGAACACTCTCCGCGACGGCCGGGTTTGCGCAGCTGTCAGTGGTCAATTGTGGTCTTAGTAGCCCATCAAGGTTCACGCGACCTATGACAAACATGGATGCGAAGCTGAACCCGGCTAAAAGAATAATGGCCAGCATGAGCTTCAGGGCCATTTCGATCACGCTTTCCGACTTGCGATTTGCCCATTCCCAGAATGACATGTGTTTGCTCTCAATCCTGCATTTGAAGATCAAATACATACTATAGTTGATAACATGAATGGGAGATAACAGCCATGCCTAGAGCATGGATGTTCGAAAGACCGTTGGAGAGAATTTCGCCCGGATCAGGCGAGAAAAGGGCCTGACACAAGAGCAGGTGGAAGAGATTTCAGGATTCAGCCAGCAATATCTGAGCGGGCTGGAAACGGGAAAACGAAACCCGACGATTGTTACGCTGAACGAGCTTGCACAGGCGCTCGGCGTAGATATTTGCGATTTAATTCTTTAGCGCCCATATCGCGAAATGATCGCCGCGTGACNGTTTGCCAAGAGTGTCCCGTCTTCATCTCTTTCGAGAATATCCTCAACGTCCAAACCCAACTGAGAAAGCATGCAAGGTAAATCTCCCTTTTGGAGACCGTAGGCAGCCATTTGTGAAACGAACAGGCCAGCGTTCTGGACCGATATTGTTTGAAGGTATTCGGACTTGAGCGCCTGAAGGATGGCATCTTGATCAATCGAACAATCTGAGTTGATTGATATTTGCGAAAGGCATAGCTCAGTTTTGTTCCATATCGCAGCATTGGGCCAACGAGATCGATTGGTATCGGAGTGCGGCGTACACAATCGGGTTTCTTTGATAATTCGTTGAAACAATAACGATGGATAGTTAGCAAATATGCTCCAGAGTTTGTGCTGATAGGCTTTTTGAATTGCATCTTTTCCAGCGCGAAACTCGAAACGCCAAATAGGGGATTTGTTCGATAATTGAATTCCCGCCTTATCCGCGCGCTCTTTCCAGATTTCCCACCAATAGAATTTCTTCTTATCGATCGCCTCGCGGCGTTTGTCGTAAATCGCGATTTGCGAATTCGGCATTGTTCCAATTCGAATGCCGGTAATGCGATCACCGCGATAATTGGCTGCGTAATGGCCATCTACGGTTTTCGATTTTCGCGAATGGCAAACGAAATGAGCCGGATTGATTCCGAAATCTGGGAAATAGAAATCAATTGCGTAATCCAATCGGGAAATACGGCGATCTATTTCCGTAAAGGGCATTCCTAAATCGATCAGGAATTGATCATGTTCGGCTTTGACCGCTTCAATCCCTTTTGTGGCCAGGGGCAGGGCGCGCGATGAAACGCGCGCGCCCCAGGGGTCTCGATTCCCATTGGGTTCCTTGAACCACCAGACCGCGCCCATCACGCCGGTATCGACTGAATAGAGATAGCCGCCCTTGCCGCCGTGCCCTTCAACCAGGAAGGTGCGCCCAGCGTACGTCAGCGGCACCGCCCGGCGCTCTTCAATGGCGGACGCCTTCGCCGCTGCGAGCTTGTTGCGCAGATCGGCGGGAAGCTGGACACGATAGGCCATGTCCAGATTGTCGAAACCTTGATGAAGCAAGATGGGTTCGGTCATGGCGTCCCTCTCATGTATTTCTGTGAGGGGGTGTTACAGAGACCCCCTCACAGACTTCCGTCCTATGCAGATTGTTCCTGACGGCGACGCCAGGTCGCGTTCGCCACTTCGCCATCGCGAAAGACTGCGAAATTCAGCGGGTGGGGGAAGCTGGGATCGTCCAGCGTGATGGAGAGAAAGCTCTCGCCCATGTTCGGGCCGCGCGAGATGTCTCGCTTCCAGCCGCTTCCCACTTCCATCATATCGCCGTCCGCATCGCGCACCTGGACGCGGTGTGTCGGCGCGTCAGGGTTCGCTGACGGGTTGGGCGTTGCGGTGATCATGACGCTCGCCTTGAAGTTCAAGGTGCGGATGTCGCCGCGTAGGTCAGACCAGAAGTCATTCGGGCCGACGGGTTTCAGGGTGCCTATGTTGGCCATGTCGCTTTCCTTTCAGGATTGGTTTGAAGGCGCGCTTCGCGCTGAGACCCCTTCTGTTTTTGGAGAGCAAACACAGTTTCCCGAGTGGGGCTGAGCCAAGGCCCAGCCCCTTTTCGGGAGCGGTGCTCTCCAAAAATCCCCGACGGTGGGGTCAGCCCCGCCGGGGCAAAAACTCGTTAGCGGAAAATGCCCAGGTCAGACGTCGAGCGGCGGGGGCGCCGGTCGGTCCATTCGTCCAGGTCTTTGATGCGATACCGGATGCACCGGCCAGACACCTTGATGAACTTCGGCCCGTTTCCACGGGTGCGCCAGTTCCGCAAGGTGCGGGGGGAAACTGAGAGCCGCTTAGCGGCTTGATCTTCAGTAAGGAGTCGGTCGGGGTCGGCTGTTTGCGTCTTCATTGTGTTTCTCCATGTCATCGAAGGCGTGTGATGACATTAGAGGGACGCAAAGGGAGCGATCACGGTTCAAGCCGGGAGAAGAAAATCCCGACCTATGAACTGCGTTTACGATGTTCGATGCAGTGCTTTTTCATGTGTGAGATGATCGTCCCTTCTGGCAAATCCTGGTCGATCAACTGGGCGCATTCCACGACAAAAAGCGTAGCTAGATTTCCGGGCTCTCCGGTCGTTTCGGGCACATAGTCTGAGAAGTTTTTATCCGGCTCCGTATGACCCTGAGCATCCCAGAACCAATGCATGTTCTGGATAGATAGCTTTAAGCCGGGGTTGTGGGGAAGGGATTGAAGAAAACGTTTGTTTTCGCGCCTATATTGTTGGTGTCTTTGACTGTCGGATATAGTCAATTCATTCGCACGTCCTAGGGCCTCCAAAAAGTATTCCAAGTCATATATCGGGGTGGCATCGGTGCCGGGCGTGTTGCTTAGGTCATTGAGGGATTTGTAAAGTTGAATTTGACCGAAGTGCCTTGAAATAGATTGGGCAGCTTTGCTTTTTTCATCGGATAAATATGCGATAAGCTTCTTTATGGTCCCGGACACTTTTTGATGGTCTTCTAGATAGGTTTTTATTGGTTCGAAATTTTGAGATTCATTCGTCCAGTAATACACGTCCGCCCACATTTGCAGCGCCTGGTGAAGCGCTCCAGCATCAGAAAGCTTACATTTCTGAGCAACATCCTGGGCTTCGTTAAGTTCAATCGTTACAGGGCCGGGGCTGCTAAATGGCCCCATGTGGGGGTTTTCACGATTGACCATTTCAAGTCCTTACTTCGCCTATTCAGCCTTACTCAAAAGAGCCGCTGTTATTTGCGTGTTTGGGGAGAAAGCGGGACGACGTTTTCTTGGTTTGCCAAGGTTTGAGGTTGGCCAACAAAACCGCCAATCATATCGTCCACATCATCCGCCGCGTTACGCGTCACCGCTTCTGCTAGGTGGGCGTAGCGCGCGGTGGTTTGCGCCTGGGTGTGGCCAAGCAGTTTGCCGATGATGGGCAGGGAGTGACCGGCTGCGGCGGCTATCGAGGCGTAGGTGTGGCGCAAGTCGTGAATGCGCACGTCTTCTATGCCTGCGAGTTTACGGATGCGCCGCCAGGGCTTTTGAAGGTCCGTGACGTGCTGGCCTTCGATATGTCCGATGATGATGTAAGGATTGTCCGGCAAGCGGGGCAGGGCGCTTAGAAGCTCCACAGTGGAACGGCTGAGCAGCACGCGGCGGGGCCCGGTTTTGGCGTCGGGCAGGACAAGCACATTCCCGCGCACCCAGGACCATTTCGCTTTCTGGATTTCGCTAAGGCGGCACCCTGTCAGAAGCAGCAGCTTGAAGGCGGCTGCGACGTGAAGCGTCTCTTCTCCGTTCGCCACACATGCATCGAGAACGGCGAAAAGGCGCTCGATTTCGTCAGGGTCCAGATATCGTTCGCGCTTGTGCTCTTTGTATTTTTGAACATGGCGGGTCGGATTGGTGCCGTCCTCTCGCAACCCCCAAACCTCGGCGAGATTGAACAGCTTTGAGAGCACGCCCAAAACGCGGTTGGCCTGATAAGGCTTGTCCCGCAATCCATGATGTAGCGCCGCGATGTCAGGGCGTTTGATATCCTGGACCTTCATCGCGCCCAGCTTGGGCTTGATGAAAATCTCACAGCAGCGGTGATACTCGCGCTGCGTTGAAGGCTTCAGATGAACCGGAACATACTCGTCTAGGAAGCGGTCACAGAGTGCGGCCATGTCCGGCGCGCGCCGCTCTCGCCGCCGGTCGCCGGACGGATCGCCGCCGCTGGCCACGTGTCCCAGGGTTTGCCGGGCGAGGTCGCGGGCCTGCTCGGCGGTGACCGCGCCATGAACGCCCAGGCTCACTCGTTTGGTGCGCCCGCCGGATCGATATTGGACGGTATAGGTCTTTCGGCCCTTCGGTGAGACGCGCACGCCAAAGCCCGGAATGAGCGCGTCCCAGACGAAGTAATCGGTCTCTTTTGGGGGCAACGCCTCGACGGAACGTTTCGTGATCTTTGACATGGTGATTTTCCCGCCCAAAAAATTTGGAAGCATATAGGAAGCAGCGTGCAGCGTTTCAGCGGGTATCATTGGTGACGACGGGAGTCGTTTGGGTCAAGGCAATTTGTTGAAAATAGATGGTTTTTGGCGCTATGGCGTCAACGCGGTACGACGCGGGAAATGGCTGGACTGTCTCTCATAACCTGAAGGTCGTAGGTTCAAATCCTACCCCCGCAACCAACGATACTTGCGAAACCTCCAAGGCTCCCGCCGCGGAGGTTTTTGCATTCCAGGACCCATTCCGCAGAGATCGTTGGTTGCGCCCTCCCGCAACCAACGATCCCTGCGATAGCAGGTTGTCAAAAGCCTCGGCCTCCGAAAGGAAGTCGGGGTTTTTCTTTCCTGCAGCAAAGCGCAGGATGGCACCCAGATCTCCACGCAGTACAATGGCAAGTTCGCCGTCCTCCGGGATAAGGGTCACCTGATCCACAAGGGAACGAAACACCTCGGCAGCTTGTGCTCGCTCTTCTTCGCGCTGGAGATTCTCATAGAGCTGTCTAATTCGGTCCTGGTAGATCTGCGCCATGTTCGGGTGCAGAAAGGGCGGTGGCTCGTCGGCATTGGCCAAGAGTTCGGTTAGTTCGGCTTTGCGCGCCTCAAGCTTCTCGGCCTTGTCCTTCAGCTTGGCTGGCGGAAATCCCTGCAAAATGGCATCTACCATTTTGTCCAGCTCCCGATCGGTGCGCTCCAGCTCACTCTTCCATACTTCCAGATCAGCTCCGCGTTCCATGCGAAGGCGGTTTACCTCCTTTGTGAACTCGGCACAGAATTCCTTGAACAGTTCAGGTCCCATCAGATGCTTCCTGAGGCCGTTCAGTATGGAAGCCTCCAGTGCATCGCGTCGGATGTTCACTCGGTTGTCACAAGTGCCCTTGTTGCGGGCTGTTGAGCACCCCATGAGGTCTTTTGAGATCATCGAGTACCCCCCTCCGCAGCAGCCGCACTTTATCAGCCCCCCGAACAGGTGCTTTGGGCGACGCCGGTTGTTCATAGGGTTTGAACTCTTCTCGGATTTGTCAAAGGCAAGGCTGGCTTGCCGCGCCTTCACGGCATCCCATAGGGACCGGTCAATGACTGAGAGCTCCGGCACCTCTTGAACGACCCATTCGCTCTCCGGGTTTGGGCGCGAGACGCGCTTGCCGGTATCCGGATCCTTCATGTAGCGCAGGCGATTCCAGACCAGCTTGCCGATATAGAGCTCATTGTTCAGGATACCTGTGCCACGCTTGGGGTTTCCGTGGATTGTGGAGGGCCCCCATTCTTTGCCTTGCGGCCCAGGGACGCCCTCACGATTCAGCGTCATGGCAATGGTGCGGGAGGACTTGCCTTCAAGATAATCCTTGAAGATGCGCTGGATGATGCTTGCCTCGGCGGTGTTGATCTCCCGGTGACCGCGCTCGTCCGGATCGGCGGTGCGTACGACGTTATATCCGTAGCAGAGACCGCCTCCGGATTTTCCGCTCTCAACCCGGCCGCGCAGGCCACGGCGAGTCTTGTCGGCGAGATCCTTGAGGAACAGCGCGTTCATTGTACCCTTAAGGCCGACATGCAGATGCGTGACCTCGCCTTCGGAAAGGGTAACGAGCTTCACATCAGCATAGGACATGCGCTTGAAGATACCGGCGATATCTTCTTGGTCCCGGGAGAGTCGGTCCATCGCCTCTGCGAGGATCACATTGAAGCGGCCGTGTGTGGCATCGGAGATTAGGGCCTGAATGCCTGGACGGAGCAGTGAGGCGCCCGAGATTGCATGGTCCGAGTATTCCTCGACGATCTGCCAGCCCTGCTTCTCGGCGTAGAGCCGACACATCCGGAACTGATCTGCGATCGAGGCATCGCGCTGATTGTCGGACGAATAGCGAGCGTAGAGCGCGACCTTCATACGGCGGCCTCCTTACTTGGGGAGGCGGTCCTGTTCATGATGGGCCGTCTCGGCGTTGACAAAGTCGCGGGCGGCCTGACGGGCCAAGAGGCGGACCAGATCGCGGAGGCGGGCATCAGGCTCGGCGCCCGCGAGACACGCGGCGTCGGTGTCCGCCGCTTCGACGGAGAGATGCAGTGTCTCCGCTTTGGTTTGTCGCTGTCGTGCCAAGAGGTCGCCATCCGTTTCTCGCGCGTTGAGGTGCGCAAGACAAAGAATGACATCTCGAAGTGA